TGGTGTAACTGAGAACGGAGCAACGACACAATATCAAGAGGCTTTAGACACTTATAATAACAATAAAGATTTATTTGAAAAGTTATGGGCAGAAGGTAAGCTTCCAAATGGTCATGTTCCTATGGCCATTATGAGGATGTCTGACACTGCTGTAAATTCAAATGAAGCAGTATTCAGATACCTATCTCCATTAGTTAAGTCTCAACCAGAAGAAAATCAAAAGGCTGCATTAAATGCATTGAAGTCTGATATTGAATCTAAAAAAATAAGTGATAAAGAAAATCTTATTGAATTTATATCTAAAAATAATATAGATTCATTAGGTAAATTATTTGATGCTGTTGTAGCAGATGCTAAAGCAAGAGCAAAAGGAGACTTAGATAATACATTGTCATTAACAGATAGATCAAATCTATTTGATTTAATGGTTTCACCTCAGGGTATTGAATCAGCATCAAAAAATCCAGTGAAAGAATTATTTGGTTCTAATAAAGATCCAAAATCAAAAGCTTTTCTAGCAGATACAATATATGATGCGATAGGTGAGCCAGCAATGTTAAGAATACCTAGAGGAAACATTGCAGCTGTAGTTGGTATTGATGTATTAAACGGAGGAGTTATTCCAGTAGAGCATGGCAACTATGGATTTGGCCCTAAGGGACAAATGATTGCTTTGATTAGTAATCCTAAGCATGGTCTTGATGTGTTTCCAGAATGGAAAGCAAAGGCAGTTAGAGTATTTAAGAAAACAAAACCAAAGAAAGGAGAGGGAAAACTTCCAACTGAAGGTGCTATAGCTGATCAAGTTGGGGGAGCGTTCTTTATAGATAAGGCATTCAGAAATGCTAGGGTTGCAATCAACCCAACCGATGTTGATATACTTGCTGCAAAGTTAAGGTTTGCTTTCCCTGACGTTACTGTATCTAGAACTCAAGAAGAGTTTGATAATGTATTGAATCAAGAAGGTGTAAGAACACAAAAGTCTGGAGGAGTTACTATCCTTGGTTTAACTAAAGATGGTAAGATATACTTGAATCCTAACTCAGATTCTCTTGCTACACCTATACACGAGTTCGGTCACGTATGGATTGACTTCTTACGATCCAAAGCTTCAGGTAAGAAAGGAGATGCTTTACTTGCTAAAGGCTTATCGTTAGTAGAGGGTACTAATGCTTTGAAAAAAGCAATTGAAAAGTATGGTGACAATCCAATAGCTAGAGAAGAAGCTCTTGTAGAATTGATGGCTACAAAGGGTGAGACAATAATTAATAAGTCCAAGAAGAAGCAGTTCACGAACTGGTTGAACTCATTGTTTAAGTATGTAAAAGAATTCTTTACTACGAGCGAACAATTTTTTAAGGGCACTGACTTTGAGCAGAGACTTAAAGAAATTACTCTTGATGACTTTATCAATATAGGTCTTGCTGACTTGCTTAAAGGAGAAGCCGTTAGTCCTAAATTCAAAGCCAAGGATGCAGGTAAGGGCACAGCTAGAGAATCTAGAACTCAAAGACTTGCACCTAATGGGAAGCCATCAAATTTAAATGAAGCTCAATGGAATCAAGTAAGGACTCCTGAGTTTAAGAAATGGTTTGGTGATTGGGAGAATGATCCAGAGAATGCATCAAAGGTTGTTGATGAGAATGGTGAACCATTAGTTATGTATCATGGGTCTCCTTCAGTTGACATAGAATCTTTTGATATCAATAAAGCTGTTAGACAAAAGAGTGGATTAAGAGAGTTTGCTAATTATTTTACATCAAATAAAAAACTAGCTGATCTATATAGAAAAGCACCTTTAAGCAAAGAGTATAGAAATGAAATAGAAAATCTATTACGTGAAGCAAAAGAAAAACAATCTGAATCAAGAAACAATGTTACCTGGGATTTTTATGCACAAGAAATAGACAGATTAAATTCCATTTTTGAAGGCAAAATATATGAGGTATTCCTAAATGTAAAATCTCCGTTTGAATTTAATGGTGATAATTTAGATATGAAAGGATGGGATAATGCATCTTTAGATATTGGTTATAAAACTGTTAGTGGAAAATCTGATTTGATTGAAGCTCTTACCGGTAATAACTCAGCATATAATAATACTGAGTATGATGGTGTAATTGCTAATGATTTAGCAGACATGTTCTATGGAACAACAAATAAAGAGGATACAAAGCAAGCGGTAAAAGATCTTTCAGGAACTGTTGTAGCTATTTGGAATCCTAATCAGATTAAATCTGCAACAGAAAACATTGGGACATTTGATGCAGAAACATCAAACATAAGATTCAGGATAGGTGATAATATTAGCAGCTTTATTAGTAAGGCTAGAGCACAAGGATTCTCTGAGGCTGCTATTAAAAATGTACTTACAAGAAGTGGTGTAGATACTGATGCTATTAATGAAGCGTTAGCTAAGGAGGTGCCAACAGCTAAGAAGGTTGAGGTAACTGAAGAGTTTGCTCCTGGGTATGACCGAGTACTCAATAACATGTTCGGTGAAAAGGGTATAGTATCTAAATCACGCATACGTGGTGTATCTAAGGAAGATACAATCAATAATGCTATTAACTACTTGATGGGCACCAAGGTATACGAGAACGCTACTGATGTACAGCGTGAGGCTATGGTCCGAAATGTAAACAAGGAGCTCGAAAAGCGTGAGAAGCGTGCTCCTAGTGCTAAGAAGGTATTGGGCCAGAAGAAAGACGTTGTAACAATCACCGTTGATTTAGCTAAGGAGAGAGATAGAATAATTAAGGAGCAGATAAAGCAGGCTAAAGAAGTTACTGGTGACCTTAATAAGAAGAGAGCTGCATTAGCTGATGGAATACGTATGTTTGAAGATGGTGGAGTTATAACGACTGCTCAAACTAAGACCATAGTAAACAGAATTAGTAAGGTTAATCTAAACAATCCTATCATGGTTGATAGATTGCTTGCATACATCGAGAAGGTATTTGACAATGCCAACTATGCAGCTGACATGGATGAGTTAAGAAAGTTACAGCGTCAGGCTAGGTCTAGGAACCATACTTCAATGACTGATGCAGTAAATCAATTTACTTCTATTAACCCTGAGGATATTCCACTTGATAAAGTACAGGACTATAAGAAAGCACTTGACTTCTTAAATAATAGAACGCCTTCTTATACTAGCATGAATGAGATTTATGATAAGACATTGTCATATCAGGTATCTAAAGAGTTCGATGCAGTAAAGACAAATGATGACCTAATAGATAAGTATAAGAGCATCATGTCTAATAAGGTTGAGAATGTAGAAGACTATGTAGCACTTATAAAAGATATCAATTCATTTAAAAGAAAGGCATATCAACTACTAAAGAATGAAGCTATTTCTCAAGAAGAATATAATGACTTGATTGATGGAGCTGGAAAGGATCAATCCAAAATCGAGGAGAAGTATGCAGAACAAATTAAAAAGATAAAGAGCGATTTAATATCTGAGATAAAGACCCAGAGACCAAAGACTAATCCTCAATTCAGTAATGAGGAGAATGATTTGATTCGTAGGTACCTAGAACTTAGCGATGCTGACCTTAAGAGTCTATCTCCTGAGGACTTATTTGTTCTAAATGATTTGCTATATAACATAAGCAACGGAGAGATTGACCCATATAGATTCAGTGATGTTGTATCTAGAGCATATACAAGCAGTGGTATTGATCCACTTGCTAAGCAAATTGATGACTCTAAGTTCGACATGACTTCTACTGAAGGAAGAAAAGAACTATCTGAAAATGAAAGTTCATTCTGGGAAGGGCTTCTTGGAATGGGAAGAGCTAAGGCAGGAGCACTACAAAAGTTTATTGTATCTCCATTCAACAGGGCTATTGCATCCTATGAGAACTCAATGAGAAAAAGCTTTGATGAGTTCTTAAAGCTTAAGAAGAAGTATGATATTGATAATGAGCAAATGAATAAGATAGGTATGCTAACCACATATCTACAGGAGTACATGGCTCAGTTTGATCCTAAGAATAAGGGTGTTGATAATATCGGAAAGCGTGACTGGTTCAAGGAAATATTGAGCGACAAGTCTATGCGAAGTAAGTACTCAACTGGAAAGCCATCACTTAAAAAAATGATTGGACTTGGGTCATCAGACATAGATGTAATTGAGAAGATTTGGAAGAGCCTTCCTAAAGACAAAGATGGTAATGTAGACCCTAAAGCAGTATATGATAGTTACATCGATGATGATGGTAAGTTCTTCAATAAGAAGGAGAAAGCATTCTTTGATGATGTAATGAAATATAAGGCATCTGAAATTACACCAAAGCAAAAGATTGCTAACGAGATTAATGGGGCTTCATTCAAAGAGATTCCATTCCACATGATGAGGGTTAGACTTGATGGTGGCAAGACTCAGATTGCACCAACATCATCTTATGAGAGTGGTGTAGTTAGAGTCAAAGCTGGTACAGGTAAGGAGAGAGTAAGTGAGGCTGTTGGTCCTATCATGACTAACTTTGAAACTCTATTCATAAAAGGACTAGAGCAAACTAGTAGAGATTACTTCTTATCTAAAGCACTTAAGGATATAAACAATACTTTATCTGGAGTCAGAAAAAAAATAAACAAAGATAAACTTGAGTTACTAGATACCATATCCTACACGCTATCAGATGCATTGGCTTATGAGTTTGAAAGAGCTGAAAGTAATTTGATATTTGATACATTGCTTGCTGCTAGAGCGGCTCAGACATTGCTGGACCCTGTACGTACAGGTGTAGAATTAGGAGCCACTGCTGTATCTTTCCCAACTAGAGCTGAGAAAATGTTCTCAGGTTACAAGGCTTTGTTTGGTGAGCAGAAAAAAATGAGTAAACTTCTTGAGTTCACTGATAGTCCGCTTAGATTAAGAGAGAATATTAACAAGGCTATTGACATCAATGAAGGAAGTATAGAGCCTCAGAGTAGATTAACTAAGATGACTACGTATCTATCTGGTCTTCCAGAAAGAACGATGATGGTTACCTCATGGATGCCAACATTCGCTAGTGAGTTTCAGAATATCACAGGTGAGAAGTTTGATATCAACAAGTTCAATGACAGCTCAGCCTACAGAGAGAAGTATGGCAAGGCTATTAGAGAAGCGTCTGCTGTGGCTGATACTCAGACTGAGAAGATTATTGGTCCAACAACTAAGGCTGGGCAGAGACGTGAGATAAGAATATTACCAAAGTTTTTGGCTGGTATTTTTGGTAGAGAAGGTACTGTGTCTAAGAGTGGCATTGCCGGTAAGATACTAGGATTCTTTAGTAACTATCCATATAGAGAGACCACTGAATTCATAAATGGATTTAAAGAGTCTGCTGAGCTTATAAGAAAAGGAGATGTTAGGGGCTCATTGAGCAAGCTACAAAAGCCACTTGGTGTATCTCTAAATCTAGCAGCCTATGGATTCCTTGGAACTCTAGCCTATGCAGGACAACTTATTTTGCTTGGAGATGAGGATGATGAGGAGAGAGGAAATGAAATTCTTGAATCATTACTTACACCACAAGGAGCACTAGAGGAATTTGCATCAAATGCCGCATCTCTTGTGGCTAGTAAGTACTCTGCTGGTGGGAAGGCTTTACTTCAATTAGCTGCTACGATAGCAATTGAATCTACAGATGATGAGGATCAGAAGGCTAAGATTAAAAAGATTTTGAAGAATAGTGTATTTGTTGATCCTCTTCCAGTTGAAGATGTAGATAGTTTCATTGGAAAAGATAAAGCGTTAGTTGCTATAGCTAGATTTGTACCTCAGTTCGTTATGATTGCAGATAGATATAATGATTTAATTGGTACTAAAAATGAAATCAAAGCTATATACGATAAGGTAGAAAAGAATGGTATACAAAGTTTAACCAAAGATGAAGAACTTCAAGTGTTGGCTTTGAATACATCCTTCACTATAATTCAGGCGGTACTAAACGTATTTTATGGCACATCAATCCCTGCATATAACAGGATTAAAACTTTGATGAAGAATCTAAAAGAGGAGGCAGGAGTAGCTGAAGTTTACAAAGGAGAAGCACCTGCCAAGAAGAAGTCATCTGGAGGCAGAGGAAGCAGCAGGGGTGGAGGGATGAATAAGACCGACATGAAAAAGTATAACCCTGAGTTATATAACCAGATGTATGGACCAGGGTCTGCTGCGTATGAAGTAGAGCAGGAAGTGAAAGCCTTCGAGAAGGAGCAGAGAGAGTTTAAAAAGAAGATGAAGGACCAGTTGTATGGTGGGGACTAAAAGTCCTCATCATATTCTATTGTCTTGATGATATCTCTCAGGTCTTTTATCAAGGACTTCACCTCATCCTTAACTGACCCGTACTCCCTGTCCACGAGCTTCTCGTAAATCTCGGCAACGCTGGCATGGAATCCTTCTGTAGTGAAGGCTATCCTTTCAGCTCTGTCTCTTTCTTGTTGGAGGCTTGCATCCATTCTTTCTCAGTTATAAAATTGTAAATAGGTCTCATTCTTTCTTTGAGTAATCTAATCTCCTGCTTAAGTGCCTCATTCTCTTGCACTAATCTACCAACAATATTGTATGAATTTACAGGTTCGTCCTTAAATTTATTCATGACAGCCATCTCCTTACATTTAAGATACTTTAATCTGAATTCTTTATCCACCTCTGCAAGGTCATCGCACTTGTTTAAATAATATTGAGCAGCATACTTGCTCTTCTTTAGGTTGTATGCTATGCTCTCTACATGCATGTCCATATCCTTTAGCATTGAGGCAAATATAATTCTAGCTTCAACCTGTGATCTGTGTCTTGAGTCAGAGATTACCCTTACACCAGTGACTAGTTCTATTATGTCCTTCAGTGCCTTAATTTTTTTCTGATCCTCCATAAAAGAGTTCCGCTTTAATTCCATGTTTCTGTAGTTCTTTGATTCTATATTCCTGTAGTTTACTTGGCTTTCCAGTGGCTCGCTTCACCTCGTAGAACTCAACATCACTATCCTTAGGTATGGCTATAAGGTCAGGGATACCATTCTTGTTGGTCTTAATCAACTTGATTACATAGTACCCCTGATCCTCCAGGTCCTTCATTAACTTAGTCTGTACCTGCTGCTCTGTCATTATACCCCTTTTATACCCTATTTATACCCTAAACGTACCATATTTATTACCGCCATTACCGCCAACATTACCGCCATTACTTTTTGTATGGCCTAAAGTTCCTCTTAGAAATCATCAATGCCTCTGCCTCAGTATCAGCAAACCCTGTATCATAAGTGAACCCATCGCTGTACCAATACAGCCACTCACCTACGTGTGATTGGAACACACCTATTGATCCTACAGGAACCTCTCTCATGTAGAATAACTTCTTTGCTTGGTCACCTAGATAGATTGTCATTTCATTATATCTTTTAGTTGACCCCAAATAGCTTCGCTTAAATCTCCCCAATAATAATCACATTTACCATCCTTAATAGGTGGATTTGTGAAGTAGGATTGATAGTCACTAGGCTTTGCCGTAAAGCGGTAGCAGCTTTCTTTGTAGGGACAATTTGTCCCCACGCACATTGTTATGTCCGGACTCATTACTTCATTTCTTCAATTCATTGATAGCAATCTCTGCTAATCTCTCCGCATCTTTTCTAACTCTGTTATGATAATCTGAGTTGTCAGAAAATGGAGACTGCCACTTTGTGCTTGATACCTGATCATAGATTAAGGCATTGTAGAATCTTTCTGTTAGTAATTTTTTCATGTGTTTGTTAGTTTAATAATTAAATTGTTTATGTTCTCATCTGATAGGAAGTTCTCCTTGTCAGTATTCCAATACTCTAGGTACCTGTCCCTGTGTACAGCGTACCACTTCTGTGTGTATTCATTCCAATGAAATACGTAGTTCCAAATCTTTTCCATTATGTATTCTTAAAATGATTAACTGTGTAGTCCTTTTTCTTTATCACTGTCTTGTACACGTCATGCTCAATGCCTCCCTTACTGAATACCCAGTAGACATGGTTGAACGAACGATCCTTAGTTGTCATCCTGTCCCTGCTCTGCCAGTAACTAGTAGCACTGAAGTCAATGTTGTAGTACACCAAGTACTTGGCTTGCCTTAGGCTTATCCCCTCCCTGCCACTAACTATCTGAAGAGCAATGCTTTTATCTGTGCTCTCAAATATACTAAGATCAGTTGTTAACTCATCACCAAACACATCCTTTAGGGCAGACAGCTCTTCCTTAAATTTATAGAAGATGCCTATCTTACTTCCTTGAAATTTTTGTTTAATGAACTCAGCCTTGGTGGTGTCAAGCACCATGCTGTTACCGCTCTCAAACTTAATCGTGCCACTGCATAGCTGGTGTACCTTCATCATTAACTTCACTGCCGTGTCTGCCAGTATCACCTCAGTCTTGCCCTCAATCACGAGGTCCCTCTTTAGCTTCTTGATAAGCTGCATGGTAGACTCCTTCATCTCCACCTCTAGGATTTCCTCAGTAACTGATGACACGAACCCTGCCTCCTTCTGTGAGAAACTTATCATGTGTGGCTGCATCTCCTCGATGATGCTGTCCAACCCAGTGCTGTAGTCATTGATGAACAGGCCATTAATGTTCTTCTGCTTCACTCTCACATGCACCTCAGCAAACTTATAGAAGTTAACGAACCGCTTGAATGGATTGCCAGGTATTCCGTACACCTGGTGGTACATCTGTGAGTAACTCTCCGGTGTCGGTGTTCCCGACATGAGTATCACCTTAGGTATATACTTAGAGATGGCGTGTCGCATCATTACAGCCCGATTGCTGGGCTTTGGGAACGCACCTATACTATGTGCCTCATCGATGACTATTAGATCAAATTTGAAGCTATCTACCACGTTGTGGAGGCTCTCGTAGTTGACCACCTTTATCTGGTAGCTAGGCTGTAGCAGATCATAGTCCTTCTCGATGCTGCCGATGGCCTTCTTCTTGGTCACGAACAGCACAGACTTTGCTCCGCACTCACTGGCTATGCCAAGGCTGGTCAAGGTCTTGCCTGTACGTACCTCCATCGCTAGGTACACAAAGCCATGTTCCTCTATGGCTCGTGCCCCCTGCGATATTATGTCCCTCTGGTATGGTCTAAACTCCATGCTTCTTGTTCCGTAATGAGATAGGCAATTCTTTATATTAGTTAGTACATCTGGGTCAGCAGACTTGTCCTTTGATACAACATTGTAAAGTGTACCGCAGTAGCGTAGCATCTGCTCATCCGAATAGCCGGGTACTCTCTCAATCATTTGAATGAATTATGATCCACCTGCCCATCATGTCACGCCCCTCCTCAGGTGCAACTCCATACTTGAACAGACCATAGGCAACCAACCACTTGTAGAACTTAGTCCTGCTGATGGTCATCTTAGACTTTGGTCCGTAGTCAGGGTACTCGTTCACGAAGTCATTGTACAAATCGTTCTTGTACAGCCTTGTCTCTGGCTCAAGCGTGTTGTTCTTGGGCTGACCCTCCACCAGACCACACCACTCAATGAAGTCATGAGAGGTCTCAGCAGATAGCTGTCTAATCTTTAGGTTCACGAAATTACTCTTCACTATACCTGTATGCAGGTATCTGGATAGGCAACCAATCATGTAGTTGTCAAACTCACACCAGTCATCATCGTTCCAGTCCCCGAACATTAGCTTACCAAACTCATCCAATGGAGTGAATGACTTGGAGTAGTACTGGTGTAGCTCCAGCTCAGACTTACGTCTTGCAAAGCTGTTTCCCGATCCCTTGATGGCATAGTTAGTAGTGATGGCAATCTTTGGTGACTTGCTGAATGGGATCTTTATTGCATCCTTGTTCTTCTTCTCCAGAGTTAACCCTTCAGTTACCACGCTAAACAACCGCTCAAATTCAAAGTACTTCTTCACATCATCGAACACTAGGATCTGGGTATCAGCAGACACCAGCTGGTAGGCGAAGCTCCGCTCAAATGTGAATGACTTACCATCAATCGTTACCACCTTCTTCATCTTTGCTAGTGCGTTCATGAACAGACCCTTGCCTGTGCCACCCTCAGGGTTGTCGCTAATCACCTCATCGTTAAGGATAACTGCCGGACAGAAGCTTAGGTTCTTGTAGCCATGCATTAGGAACCCTATGTTACTCTCCATCGCCTGTACCCTGCCATCATCATCCCCACAGATGTTGCGTATGAACTTCTTGTAGTCGCAAGCATCTGTTACATCGCACATGATGAAGTTGCGGTCAATCACGTGGTCATTCCACACGTATCCACCCAAGTCAAGGTAGTCGATAGCCTTCACACCAGTCTTGGTAACCTGCACAGCACAGTTCTTGTAGTACAGGTAGGCCGTATCCTTGGTATCCTCAATGAATAAGATGTCTATGGTTGACAGCATGGATAAGAACTCCTCCTTGAAGAACCTAGTGTTGTCAGCGAAGTAGTTGTATACCCCAATGTCATCCAGCTCCATCAGGTGGGTCAGAACGTAGTCCTTCATCTCCTTCTCAGAGGTGTGGTCTATCAGGTTGTCGGTTACTTTGACGAACACGTAGTTCTTTCCTCCCTCAGGGCAGAACTTATAGAACCCATGATCCTCAAGGAACTGCTTGAGTAGAATGTGTACTATTCTAACGACTCCCTTCTCGCTCTTTTCCCAGAATGTTTTCTTTGCGTTCTCCTCCTCCACCTTGGTCAAGACTGCTTCAATAGTATCCGTATCCAGTTGAGAGTCCTGTAGCTGAATACGTATTTCTTTTTTTGATACACCCCTTCTTAGCTTGGCCTTGATGGAGTTTACCTGCTCCTCATCCTCGTAGTACTTAGTACCAAAGTTGGCAGTGTGCCGATAGGCTGAGTCAATTGCAGCACCTATCTCACTTACAGGGAAGTCTTCAGTAGCGTACTGGTTCAGCACATAGGATGCAAGACTCTTGTTTATTCCGAAGTCATTGAACGCCATCGCTAGGATGTACACGTTATGGTTCCGCTGCCCCTCAACCATTGGGTACTTCTTCATCCACCACTTCACCAAGATGTCAACCACCTTGTTCTCATCAGTGATGGGTATGGTTAGCTTGTCCTTAATCTTACTAACCTCCTTGTACTCAAGATCCTCAATCTTGTCCCAGACAGATGAATTCTCGTTCACATAAATCAATGCATCATATGACTCGTAGCATACACGTGATACGTTCTTGCTAGTCTTGTCAAAGTATGGGCTATTGAAGTGCTTCTCTAGGCTGTTGAAGTAGTTGATGTGGTTGTCTTGGTCTGCTGGTATCTTTACCAGTACCTTAAGGCCATTGCCAGATGGAGAGATGAATACGGAGTACACGTACTTGTTCTTGGACAGCCTCTCCTTGTCATCGGTTAAGTCCTTAGTCTTTTGGTAGCCATCAAAGTCTAGGCAAATCAAACCTGAGTGCTGCATCAGGGATGCGTCTGTTCTCTTGTTGAATGTACCGCTGAAGCATATGGCAGGAAGTAACTTCTTCAAGTCATTCCTCTCCTGCTTATTCTTCTCTGCTCTGATTCTTTTTACCAGATCTTTTGATGACCCAGATCTAATTCTGTCAAGGATAAGGCTAATATTCCTGTGGAATGGAGTATCTGTGTCCTTGATGCTTGAGAATATCGTTACTTGATATGTCATAAATGTCTAATGAATGTATTTGATTTGTCAGGTTAACTTACTGATACTTAGACTGATGTCGATTATGTCAATTTAAACCCCTATTCCTAGTCAAAGAAACAATAAATAAACAAGTAGTATATATATATATATAGGGAAAAATAAAAACGACATGGTCTGGATAAAAAAAAGAGGGGGACTTTTACCCCCTCCATTCTTATTAGAAAGGCATCTGGTTGGTTGGCTCAGCCACCTTCTTATTTCCATCTGGCTTCCAAGTATTCACCACTAGGTGGTGGGTAGGTTTATTTGGAACCTGATCTTTATTCTTAACGATATTTAGGTTAACATACTCAACGTTGTTATCGTTAGCGTAAGCTAAAAGATTCTGCAATTCCCTCTTGCTTTGGCTTACTGTTGTAAGAGCTCCATACTCAGTCTGAATAACTCTAGAACTCCCTCCGTAAATTTTGTCTTTCTTTTCCATTTGATTGTTTCGTTTATACTCGTTTGAAATTTTGCAATAAAGATGTTACAAATGTCCCATCATTATCCAATACAATTATTGCAAGGACTAATAATTTTTCATTAATAAATCCATGAATGTGTCCCGTGTCTCCAGCCTTCCAATAATGACCCTCTCTTATAAATTCTATTTGTGTTTCCATTTGATTAAAGTGTTTCGTTTATAAAGTAATTCTCAATATCATCTGTTGGATTTGCTCCGTAGTACCTGTAGTATACCTCCATTGCTCGCTCGACCTTAGCTTCTCCACCCCTTACGAACTCTTCGGATGGCCTGAACAAACCTAGTTGCTCAGATTCCTTGTCAATAACGTAAAAGTACAGCGGTTTTCCAAATAATTTCTGGTAAATGTAGCACTGAGAGTCGTAGTTGTAGCTTTTTGCAGACCATCTGAACTTGTTTATGTCTGATGTGGTCTTCAAGTCAATGATTGAATCGCTAGTAACTATGTCAGCCTTCGCCTTCCATTGCAGTCCCTTGATCTCACCAATGATTGGCTCCTCGTATAGGTTGCCCTCCCTGTAGATGTCATTGTAGAACTGGAAGTTTGACTTCATTACACCAGATAACCGAACGATATCCTCGTACTCCTTGGTCAGCATGGCGAACTCAAGGTTGTTGTCAGCACAAAAGGTCTTGTACTCCTTTGTATTCCGTGTACTGACATCCACCTGTGGCACGATTACAGCCTTCTCAGGCTCAAGAATTAGCTGATGGAATAGTCTACCCTCATGGAAGTGTTTGGAGTCCCCAGAGGGCACTCTAAATAGCTTAGGATTGGTAAGCAATGAGTAGATGTCTGAGTTGGATAGGTAGTACCTACCCTTCCCATTGTAGTACTCATCATCATTCCTTAGTTCATCGATTATTGATTGCATAGTTCAGCTATTTCTTTCTTAAGTTCCACAGAGATGTCATATTTGGTAGTCAACTGCTTGCCAATGAAGGATAGTCCCTTGCTCTTGTTGTCAGCCACATACTTTAGTACCTTCTTCCAATCATCGCTGTCCTTCACCAATGTCACCAACCTAGTAGGTGTGCTCTGCTCCACTACCCTTGGCTCACTATCAGGCAGATCCTCACCGGCATAGATGTAGATACCCAATCCAAACATCGCTAGGTTCTTAACCAAGCAACGCATCAAGGTCTTGTTGATATCAAATGTAGTCGCTGCATCCACCTGCTTGTCTCCATACTTGGTAGCATATGAGTAAGCCTTCTTCTTCATGCTCTTGTTCTTCCCATCCATGACAGGCAACCACATCTCTAGGGTCTGACCCTCAATTGTTACTGATGTGTGGCACATGAACCCAAGGTCATCATCGTAGTCCGTAGTTAGGATGGTGTACGATGCATCTGGGCACTCCTTCTTAGTCACTGACCATGCCCATGCCCACGATAGGTAGGTAAGGTTGTCCTTCTTCTCAACATGTTCGTTCACATTGATGGCTGATAGCCTGTCGAATACTGATTTTTCTGATTTCATTTCTCTAGATTTTTAATTAGTTGTTTGTAGTCTGTGTCTGCCTGTACTTTACTCTCAATTGATTTGATCCCGTGGATAATGGATGAGTGACCTATCACATACCCATTCATGTCCATGTACCTCTGTATGTAGCTGACAGGTATCTTACGATTGGAACACAGGTAGTATAGCATGTGTCTTGCATCTACCACCTCCATCTTTTTATTCTTAGAGAAAATCCAGTCCTTGGGTATTGAGTAAAGCTTGATGATGTTGTCTAAATAGTTATTAAAGATTTCAATTTTCATGATATTATAATTATATAAATAATAAATGATACTATAAGCAGTCCAAGACTTGCCACCTCAATCAGAAGCTTACCACCCTTAGTCGAGTCATCATTACTTTTGATCCTCCTTGAGACAATAAAGTTTGCCAATACAACTAGTACCCCAGATACTAGCACAACATCTAACTCACTCATAAGCCTCTGATTATCTGCTCTATAAGACCATGCATATGGTCTTGTGTAGGCGTGACATTATTCCAATCATCGCCATCATGCTCGCACAGGCGAATGGTAGACAGGATATTAATCTCTGTCTCCCACATGCCCATCGATTCCCAAGTGGATTCCTCACCAAACTGGTGAACCTCGTAGCTTCCTACCCATAGGTAGTCCTTGTCATCAATGCTGAACTCAACTTCCTCATTGATAAATACTTCGCTTTCTTCCATTAGATTTGATTTAATTTTGATACAATATAAGACAATAAATAAACAAAGTCAATCTTTTTTTGCAGAAATTTTGCTCCTGTTCAACCAGTAATGCTCATTGCATATCCTATCGATCGCTTCCCACTTGGTGGTACATACCAACCTTGCGTATAGACTACCGCAGTAGTACACATTAAACATTCGCTTCGCTTCCATCCTTTAGTCTAGCTTCTGATCCATACCTAACTTCTCTGGGGCATGGATAGGTTTGAAATAAGTTCTCAATTGACTTTACAAACTTCTCCTTGCTCTTGTCATCCAAGTAAAGCAGTCTGTCATTCATTGCATGTACAAGCTCGTACATCTGTAGTCTTCCTTCTAGTGTCATTATAGTTTTTTGTTTACAAAATCAATAATAGTATCAATCCAATCACCATCCCATTCCCTATCCTTGTAGGTGTTGCAGAAATCTGTGGTCAATTCAATGCCCAAGTCATACAGACCAGCAAATCCTTCAGTATCTAGAATCTTTTGTATCCTATTGGGTATTGTATCGTTGTCAATAAATGCATGTATGGTACAGACAATCTCATGATGAGTCTCTGCCCAGTCTCTGAAGCCATTGGGTAATGACTGCTTGTCCTTCTTTGATGCCAACTGATTCAGTAAACTTGATACAAGTAAAACTTCTTGCTTGCTTACATTGTCTGCATTGTACATGGCATCCATTACTGCTTGGTAGGTATGGTCAAGATCCAATCCCTCCGGTACATTTACTTCGATTTTCATAGTTGAATTGTTATAGTGTCGCTGAAATTTGATAAGGTAATTCTCTTTGGATATGCATCCTCCAATGCTACGATGTAGTCCTCGATGAAATAGTTCATCTCCTCATGTTGCTTAGCCATTGGCTCTAATACCTTTCTGAGTTGCTCCTCAGTTATAGTGGTGTATAGTGTACACTGGTCACCATCCCAGTTGCCGATTTTTAATTTGAATACATTCATAGTTCTACTTTAAGGCTTAAGTTATATTGTTCAAGAAGATTTTTTATTTCAATCAATCCAATCTTCCCAAAATTTCTTAATTTCATTAGTTCTTTTTCTGTGTACATAGTTAAGTCCTCTAGTGTTTTTATCCTTGCCAAATAAAAACAATTATATGTTCTTACAGATAAATTAAGTTCACCTATAGGAGTTTTAAGCAAGTCATTCCTTTCAAAAAAATCCTTTCTCATTTTAGTATTCCCATTGAATAGCATAATATGTATTACCCTATCAGCTATTCTATCAACCAATGTATCGATATCAATAGATGTGAATACTAGGTTTTCAGTTCCGTTTTTTTCTTTCATCTTAATTGTCTGATAATTCTGTGAATTGGGTAAAGCCTTCTGCAATTTGAAGCAGATGATTGGTTGCTAGTAGGAGTAAGATGTTGTAGTCCACACATTTGTGCATCATCTCGCTTACTTTACTCACCCTATCCATCTCCCCACCAGATAGTAGGGTTAGGATTGTGGCCAATTGGGCAGCATACTTGTGTTGCTCCACTCCTAGTGACTCCACTAGGGAGTTTGCTTCGTGGTTGAATGTCATTTGATTTTTCTTTTCCATTCTGCTACAATTTTAGTTGCCTCGTATAGTGCATCGGCACATTCACCCATGCCCATGTCCTCGTTGGACATTATCCACTGGTAGATATCCTCCACCAACATCTGCTCATGCTCCTCACGGATCTCCTTGAGTCTCTTGATTTCGCTTCTGAGAAAGTCATTCTCTAATCCTTCAATTGTCTTCATTTTTTTCTAAGTTTAAGTCTTCTGCTACTAAATAAATTGTATCCCAAATCTGCTCCATGAGATACTCGTTTGTCAATGCATCATTTAGTACTCCGTAGGCTTGTTCATCCGTACATTTGTATGTGCTAGTCACATCATAAACATGCCATAGGTTAGCCACAAAATAGCCATTGCTCTCTAAGATTTGTTTAGCATCCTCAATGCTCAATTGTGTTTTTGCGTACTCCAATACCTCTTGTCTGGCAGTCTCGCTTGTCGGGTTAAATGTCATATGCTGATTAGTTTAGGTGTTGTGTATGCGTAAAATTGATTCTCTGGATAGGCATCCAATAGGGCATCGATGAGCGTATCGTTCGTGTACTCCTCACCATACTCTCGCTCCCGATTAACTATGGGCTCAATCACTTTCTTGATTTGAATCTCGTTCAAGTCTGTGAGGATTACAAAGTTCTCCTCATCCCATGCAGTTGTGTTAATTTCAAATGGTCTCATTGTATATTTTAGTTAGTTCTTTCTTGTCATAAGTAGGTAAGTAGTCATAATCTTCTAGGAATTCCTCCACAGATTGACCATCCTCTTTTGCATTCTCAACATACCATTCAATCTCCATCCAGAAATAGTCAGCATCAAAATGATATAGTCCCTCCATGTACTTGTAGTCCTCCTCTGAATATGTGCCATCTGAGTTGATGTATGTCTTGCCACAGAAATCGTTCCCTTGTTCATGGTAGTACATCTCCACTTCCACACCATACTTCTTGGCTAGGTTTACACAGAACTCAATTGGTGGTGACCATGCAGTATTGGGCATTAGTACTATCACACCATCAAATTCTTGGGGATCACATTCTTCATAGGATACATCCCACTTTGTACCAAAGTATTCTAGATTAGTATTGTACCAATCATCATTCTGTGGTACATCGATTAAAGTTTTGAATACATTATTCTCTTGCTTATTCTCAATTGACTCCAGAGCCTGTACAATCTTTGTAACATCCCCAGAAATTGTGATTTCATTTGAACACCAATTAGGCATAGCTTTATTTGTTTAATTGATTGATAAACATTCCAGTCACCTTGTCTTCCAAGGTATAATCATCTTCGAGTTCAATAGTCTCATTGACTACACAGCACTGCTCCAATTCTATTTGATATAGGTCTTTTTCAAATAGTTTTAGTGATGCATCCCGCTCATTCTCCGCCTCAATCTCAATGATTGTTTCGTATACTCTTGTCATTTTAAATGTGTAATTCTTCATAGTTTTTCCAATGTTTGGTTTAAGTAATATTGATTTTCTGTAGGATATCCAATCACATCATCTTGTGTATCAACTCCTAGTATGTATCTGATGGCAAACTCCCTTGCTTCATCCAATGTCAGTGGAGGAAAGTCATCTTCTCCTTCCCAACATCCGTTTCTGTCATTCCAATAAAGAAAACCTATCAACTTTTCTATTGGCATTTCTAAGACATCAAACTCATTCCAATCTTCGTATGCTTTCATAGTTTTATTCTTCTATATCTGCTTTGATTACCCAGTTGTCTAAATCACCCACATTTGGATGCTGATTTTTAAATTCTTCAAGAATTAAGAGATATAATTCTTCACTGATTAGGTCGATGTTTAATTCAATTGTCTTCATAGTTATATTATTTTAGTTCCAATTACTTTTACCCTGTCTTGATTCTTGTCCATCCATGACAGCCAATTGTCTAGATGTGATTCGTTTTTGAATTCCTTAGTTTGTGCGAAAGATCCACCATAGATCCCTCGCATGTAGATTACTGCTTTCATATTTCTTCTATTGTTCTGATTACAAATCCACTATTGTCTTTGATTGCTTTACCCTTAGCTTTCAATGCCACAATACTATTCGGCATATCCAGAAATCGTAGGTCTGTCTCATCTCCATCGATAACATTCACTTCTCTGTTGTTGTACACTATCTTGCCCATCTTTACCAATTGTTCGTGTAACTCCTTAGAGAATACCATTGCTACATTCTTACCCTCGTTTAATACATTGCGAGAGTATTCAATATTTAATTTGGTCTCTGCCCTAGAAAAAGTTAGGTAGTAGTTACCAATGTTATTGGTCAAAACTCTACGAGGATTCTTTGTGTAGTCATAGAACTGCACATTTGGAAACGCCTCGAAGATGTTTGAATAGTACCTATCTTCTAGTACTACCTTGATATTCTCGAATGGCAAATCAGATGTACCATTCAATCGAATCGCCAGAGAATTGCCATACTTTTTTTGCAGTTTTACAATCTCTTTATAGATATTGACCATGAAATTCTTAGGATCTTCCAAGTACTCCAATGTCTTTTTTATCCTTGCATCTTGCACATTAGAAAATGCTCCTCTTCCAGAAGAATTTAGACATGCATAGATGCAGTTTGGTGTTGCATGTCCGCATACATTTGTTTGTCCATTCGCCATCTTATGAGGGGATAGGTACATGATTCCCGTAAAGTAACCTAGCTTTTGTCCCTTACTAGTTTTTGCATCTGAGTTTACTGCTAATAGTCCCATAGTTTATATATTATTTTGTTGGCAAAAGTTATCATAGTATGCATCCTCGTTTGCTTTGATGTGGGCAAATGTCTGGCTTGATTCCTTTCTATCTCTGTATAGTTTTGAGGATTCGCAATAGGCTTTGCCATCATAGTAGATGGATTCACCTTTGCCTATTACCTTGCCTGTCTCAGCACAATTGCTTTTGAATCTTGATGTGATAAATCGTCCCATAGTTTATTTTGATAATTGTTTAAGGATATTGAATAAGTTTTTTGCGACATCTAAGGATAAGTTTGTAGTTATTTTATCGCCATTTGCTACACCAAACTGCCCATTCTGGAATCTAACTAGGCTAATGAATCCATGCGTTTTGATAGTTGTCATGTCAATAAGTTTGTGGTAAGTAAAATGATTTTTCTAGTAGATAGCCATAGTAAATGCCTATCCCAATTATTACTGCCATTATCCCAATGGCTAGTAAGTTTGCTTTTGTGTTACTACTCATTTTGTTTTTTTTAGGGTTAAAGTTTGTTCCAAATTTGTAATGCTCTATTTATCACTTCATCTATTGATTTGTTCGCTCCACATGGGATAAATCTTTTGAATTCATCACGAACTACAAATCCTCCGTACACTACTTCTCCATTTGTGGATTCAACCACCACTACTTGAATACCTTGAACTAATTCTAGTTCGTTTACAATTTTGATATTAGGTGTTTCCATTTTTTTTTGGGTTAAAGTTTGTTCCATGTCGCAATCGAATGCCACATCCTAGATGCATGGAATGTAATTACTATACTATGCCTAGCTTTTTAAGAATTGCCCATCTATGCTTATCTAGATGCCTATATATTTCTTCAATTTCTTTATCTGTTGGATTTGAATAATGCATTAATACCCACATTTCTTCTGCAATAATGGAATCTATTCTGTCTGCAATCATTAATTTTGATGCTTGGTTTGGAGTTATTTTTTCCCCTTTGTAGTTCTTTAGCATAATTATAGATTTTTAAGTTTTAGGATATCTTGAATGTGATTTTCTAGTTTTTTCAAATCTCTGTAGGTATGTCTTGCTCCATGTAGCATACCATCAGGTCTTCTTTCCAATGCCTTAATTAAGTCTGCCATCGTATCGTATGTTCCACTCAGTAATTCATTAATGAATCTAGTCTTAGATGCCTTACCCTTTCTTTCATTGTAGTACTCTACCAATTCGGTAAATGTAGGTAACCATCGAGTTACATTGTACTGCTCGTCATAGTAAGATTGGTCAAATAGTGCCATAGTGCGTTTTGTTTATTTGTTGTTGTTTGATGATGTAAAGTAAGTTCATTTCTAGTTCAAAAGCAAGAGTTAGGTCAAATTATTTTTCAATATTTCTTAAACTTTTATGTAACTGCTTGATAATCAGCGAGAAAAATTTCATGTGAATCGCATGAATAATTTATCTGTACAATCTGGGACGGAGGGATAAAGCAAAGAATCTCCTTGTCTTCTCTGTCATCCGGAAGGAGTTCCCCAGAAGAAATGAGTGGAGCGAAAGATGGGAAAGGACGCAGAAGGTAGAGCATAGGCGTTCGCAATGTCTGGGGATGTGCTACCTATGGAGCATAGGCAGAAAAGCCAAAAAATCTAGGGCAAGCCGAAAGCATGCCTACCCCCCATGCCGAAAAAAAAGTCGTTTCCGGTTGGGGCCGGCTGTCGTAATTTGGTGGTATTACCCAACTACTACTATCATCTAAATGATTATATTTGTGCATGTACGATGGACTAACAATTAAGAATGGTCGCTTGATAAATGACCGTCCTAACGGAATCAGTGGTATTCAGGAGGCTGTTAATATTAAGAAAGCCTTGAAGCGAGCGGAGAAACTTCAGATGTATTCTGAGGCTGTATCACTAGGTGTCCAGAAAGCTGAGTATGTCGAAGACATCAAGGAGATGTTCTTGAAGTAATAGCTTTTTGGGTTATTTGAGAAGAGGGATTTTATGGTCCCTCTTTTTTTATACCCAACATGTTAGAATATCTGTCATAGCATGTACGAAAATATGTCGTGTAACTAACTGATATTCAATCTACTGATAGATTATGTCGATTTTTAAAATGATTCTAAGTCAGAAAAAAAAATAATATATATAAATATATATATATATATATAGGGAAGAAGAACTTTGTCATGGAAATCGATATTCAATTTTTTCCTATATTTGTGTACACTAAAACCAAAACAAAAAAATGGAGAAATTTTTAAGTATCCCAGTAACGAACGAGCAGAGACAATTGCTTTCTGCAACAGGTATCGTATTAATTGTACAGGCATCAACAACGACTGTGACTGTACACTACAAGTCAAGCACAGGAACTGATGTTGTGACAATTACTCACGCAACAGCTGGAGCTGGTGATGAGACTATGCGTGATGCTATTCAGGCTGCTGTTGTCAGTGCATTGACTACATCATGGACGTATGTAGCGTTTCAGGTTGAGAACCTACCGTATGCAGTATCAGGTATTACAATTGCTTAAGATTCCTGATTTATTTAGAGAGCCATTCTTCGGGATGGCTTTTTTTGTTTTACATAAAAATTCTTTAGATTTGGTAAAATTTAAATCAAATGGAACCTAAAGATTTATTCTTCGCCCAGGAGGGCAGACTTAAGTTAATCTCTGGCATCAAGAAGATGGCTGGAGCTGTTAAGAGTACGCTGGGGCCTTATGGCAACACGGTGTTAATTGAGAGTCCTAATCACACGCATGGTATTACTGTAACGAAGGATGGGGTGACTGTCGCTAAGGCGGTTGACTTGATTGATCCTGTTGAGAACCTTGCGGTGAGGATGATGAAGGAGGCTGCTGATAGGACGGCTACCTCTGCTGGTGATGGCACGACTACTGCCATTGTGTTGACTGAGGGGTTGGTGTTAGGAGGGCTAGAGTTCATCACTGAGGACATGAGTCGAACTGAGGTGCTTAGACATCTTAGTGACTTGAGTGATAAGGTGACTGAGAGCTTAAAGAAGAAGAGCAAGAGGGTGACCAACTCAATGCTGGTTGACGTGGCTACTATCTCTGCGAACAATGACCGTGAGATAGGCAAGATTATAGCTGACGTATACAAGGAGGTCGGCAAGACTGGTATAGTAACGGTGGAGCGGAGCCAGACAACTGACACCTATGCTGAGACCACTAAGGGCTTAAAGATTGACCGGGGGTACACAAGCCCACTGTTCATCAACGATCAGAGCAGGGACGAGTGCGTATTTGAGGACGTGCATGTGCTGGTGGCTGACATTGAGATAGGCAACATCTTGCAGATTGAGAACGTGCTCAAGCCAATCATTACTGATGGGAAGAAGCTACTGTTGGTGGCACCGTGTCATGTGAACGTGGTGAACACGCTGGCGGCAAACGTGATGAAGAACAACTTAAAGATGTGTGTGGTCCAGCCACCAAGCTTTGGGTACAAGCAGCATGAGCTGATGCAGGACCTGGCGGTGAGCATTGGAGCGACATACTTCAGCGAGAAGACAGGGGATGACCTGAGTCAAATTACTGTTGAGGACCTGGGGCATGCAGCCAGAGTAGTGGTGAGCAAGGACAATACCATCATCCTCAAGTCAGACATCAAGCTCGACACTGTGAAGATTGAGGAGCGAGTTGCGCAGCTATGGCAGGCGCATAAGATTGCTAAGAAGAAGGCTGACCGGGACCATCTGTTGGAGCGAATCGCCTCCCTTACGGGAGGGATAGGGGTCATATACGTAGGTGGGCAGACTGACCTGGAGCAGAAGGAGCTGTACGATCGTGTTGACGATGCGGTGTGCGCAGTGAGAAGCGCACTAGAGGAGGGCATCCTACCGGGGGCAGGCAAGGCGTTGCTAGATGAGAGTGCTGTGATTAGAAGGGAGCTATTATTTAAGTTAAGTAAGGAGCGCAATGCTGCTGTTGAGATGCTATCTAATGCGATGATGGCACCATTCCAGCAAATCCTAGCAAACGCAGGGCTCAAGCCAAGTGACGTATACAAGGATGGCACGCCAGTTGGTCACGGCTATAACTTAAAGAGCGGTGAGATGGGTGACCTGATTAAAATGGGTGTGATTGACCCGTTAAAGGTGACACGTAGTGCATTGCAGAACGCTGTGAGTGTAGCGACAACTATTCTATCAACTAACGCCATCATCACAATGGCTAGACCTTATTAACTATGGACACAATACTAAACCCATTTGGGCACGGTCAGGTGACAAAAGTCGTTGACGAGAACCGTAAGAGTTGGGTAGAATACCTAACTACATCAAAAGTGTTTGATGAGAATGAGTACTACGTGCTATTCGAGGATGGCCTGCTGGTGAAGAAGGGTCGGTCTAAGTTCAGTACAAGCCAATACATCAAGGGCGAGCGGTTCAAAAATTTCATAGGGCACTATGAGACTGCTTAAGAGCTGGGCGATTACCGTGGGTCTAGCGATAGTGTTTGCATTGCTAGTAATATGGTGGTACGAGACTAGTAAAATAAATTAATATGGAGGCACCATTTGCAATTAAGGTAGGCGAGGTCCTTGAGCAGATTGAGCGTATGCTCATTGAGAAGAACCGGAAGTATGGCAACTCAGCACTAGAACCACTTGGTGTGTTCAGTCAGTTGTCCGCAAAAGAAGGACTACTGATTAGAATCGATGATAAGCTCAAGCGAATAAAGAACGGCAGCCTATATAAGGACGATGAGGACGTGGTGAACGACCTGATTGGGTACTTAGTGCTGCTAAAGATTAGTGGATAATGTAAAATATATTTTACAAATGTCGCAAATATTGTAAATTTTAGAGAAACATTTCGGATAATATCCGAATTGTACAATAAAAAATGACCCAAGAGCAGATCCTACGGTATGCTGCTTGGGTACTTTTAGAATAACTTTTTACTAACGCCTAAGGTGTGAATGTTCGTCACGGGTTGGTATTGGTACTGAAATAAGTACTTGTTATCTAAGTAAGCAACCGATGCGCTAGGTTTTAACAAGGAGTTGACTCCTGCTCCTAAATATATTCCCTTAGGTTTCTGGATAATTGTCCTAGTTTCTGTGTTAGTAACCGTATTGGTTACAACAGGTATTTTAAAATCGTTCGTAACGCTCATTTTAAGTACCTCTCCGAGGACTTCTCCGCTTACATAGGTGTTACCATACTCGAAAGGTGTCGTTGAACTGAAGGCATTTATAGTAGGCGTATGGTCAACTAAGATTGTATCCCTAAGAACTTGAGTTTTAATTTCTTTTTTAGGGATATAAACTGTCGACACTTTGTCGACAAACAAAGTATCAGTTTCTGTTACAGTTGTAAACCTATAAATCTCTTCTGCTTCAGGTTTTGGATAAACAAGTAACGTAAGTATAGCGCCTACTAAGAATGAAATGATTGCGATTTGTATTTTTTTATCCTCCATTATTGTTCGATAAATAAATTGTCTTGTTCTAATATTTTTCTTAACTCCTCACGGCACCATTTATAAGCCTGATAGGTATCATCAGATAACTCTTTGTATTTCATTTCAGATCTGAGCAACTGGTCAAAGTCCCAGATAGCACTTTTATAGTTGCTTCCGTTTATAGCTGCCTGGAAATCTGTGTTATCTTCAGGCAAATCAAATTCTAGTATTGCTTTCATAGTGGGAACTTGCAACTGTCTACTAATAATTCAAAAGATTTATTTTCTTTTCTGCTTATTTCCTTTCCTGCTAATGTAAGTATCCTTCCACCAGTAGGTTTAATAGGGGCTCCTCGCTCAACATGCCATCCAAATGCTCCATCTTCATACTCTTCCTTGTATGACCCAGTAATAGCTAGGTGAATTTGCTTATGAACAATCTCATGCACATGCTTTCCTGGGTTGTAAGATATAGTATCACGCACATCGTTACGGCTAGAATTCTCATGTATGTGACCCATGATAAATATGTCCATGTTTTCGTACATTTCTAGTGCTCTTGTCAAGTTTATAGCTCCCTTTGTAACTATTCCTCCACCTCCTGAACCGTGGAAGTACTTTAAATTTTTTGACATGTAGGTATTGCTACCTAGATTATGTTTAATGACTAGCCATCCCCCATATCCACCAGTATAAACCTCTGTCTTGTTGGTGTAATTGAGCAAGTCAACGAATCTTTGTAGAGGATCAGTCTCTAAGTTCTTAATGATTGCGGTCTCGTGGTTACCATATCCAATTACTGTAAGTAGATTTGCGTATGGAGACCAATAATCTACCGCATCTTCAATAACAGCATCTATATAATTTGCTTTATTGTGCTCAGGCAGAATATCCTTCTTGTTTCTTCTTGGATCATACTTCCCTTGCATCAAGCAGAAGAAATCACCATTGATTAAGATTGGGATATTATTTTTTTTGCAGTACTCTAGGTGATCCTTTAGTTTTTCTCTATCACACTTTGGATTATCCCAGTGGATGTCCGATAGTAAAGCTATTTTTGTCTCTGATTTTTCTAGATCAATGACGTGAACATTCCTGCTAACCTTTCTTAGATTCATCAGAAGCTTATTTGTTGTCCATAAAGTTACTATTTTTTTTTTATTTTTCAAATTCCTTTGTTATATTGGAAACATAAAAATAATCTTATGACATTAAATCAAAGAGATTATCGGAACTTCATAGATGGACTTCTGATAGGGGTTGTATTCGGAGTAGTTATTTCCAGTATCTTGTTTTTAGTCTTTACATAAGTATCTTTGTAGTATGAAAGCTATAGGAAAAAACATTGTAATCAAATCTATTGACAAGGAAGTGAAGACTTCTTCAGGACTAATTCTATCCGGTGAGGATACCAACCAATTACGCTACAAGCGTGGAGTTGTAATCAACTCAGGCACAGAGGTTTACAACATTAAGCCTGGTGATGAGGTGTATTACGACAAGGCGAATAGCTACGTGATGATCATCAATGATGAGCACTGCGTAATTATTCAGGAACGTGACGTAGTTCTTGTCCTGTAAGTCTATTCTCCTTTAGTTCCTGATTCATAGTAATAATCATATTCTTGTAGACCTTGTCTGAGAACCTCACGTTCTTCTTGAACATGGGGTTGTTGCACATTGTCTCAGGAATTTCTTCTCCTTCTAACTTTTTGTAGATTGAGTTAATCATTCGCTTTGCCTTATAGGACAGGCAGTACAATGCCTTAGATCTCATGGCAGGTCTACCCTTCTGTCTACTTGCAAAGAGCTCAATCCATCCTTCTTTTATTAATCTGTAGAACCTTTCTTTATTCCAGCTAAATATTTTTTCGTATTCCCTAAAGGTGGTGATATTAAAGTAGCGTTCTGAGTATAGGTATAGCAGCATGTCTAGATCTGCTTGGCTTAGATTGTGCCTTACTTTAAAATATTCACGAATTACTTTCCAGAATTTCAGGTAGTCTCTTTTATTTGATTTCATTTTTATTATTACATTTGTAAACAAAGGTACCATATTTAACCAAAGAAGAAATGAAAGGAGATCAAATGATGGCTATGGGTATGCCCAAAGCTGCTGTCCTAGGTGGACCAAAAAAAGCAATTGCTAAGAAGGCTGTTAAAGCTGTAGTTAAAAAGGCTGTAGCCAAAAAACTAGGCAAGAAGAAGTAATTATGGCTGAGAAGTCAAAGATGAAATGTAATCGTGTCGTTGCCTCTGACAGGCCCGGCAAGAAGAGGATGGTTAAAGCTTGTTCTAACGGACAAGAAAAGCTAATTCACTTTGGTGCAGAGGGTTATGGTCATAACTATTCAGCAGCGGCACGGTCTTCATTTAAGGCTCGTCATAAATGCGACAGTGCTTCAGATAAATTATCTGCTAGGTACTGGGCATGTAAGAACTTATGGGCAGGTCCTGGAGGATCTACTCAATCATCCCCTAAGAGTAAGAGAGGTAAGTACTGATGAAAGACGCTTGCTACAAAAAGGTAAAGGCATCTTACGATGTATTCCCTTCTGCAAGAGCATCTCAGGCTATTGCTAAGTGCCGTAAGGCATCGGGCAGTGTTACTAAGTCTGAGAAGGGTTCTAGTTTGAAAAGATGGGAAGCAGAGAAGTGGCAGGATACCAAGACTGGTAAATCCTGTGGGGCAGGTGGACGTAATGAGTACTGCCGACCTACTAAGCGAGTGTCTTCAGAAACACCAAAGACTAAGAGTGAAATAAGTCCAGCAAAGCTTGCTGCAAAGAAGGCAGAGAAAAGTAGAGTTGGAATGGGTAAAAGAATTTCTAAAGTTTAACTATATTTGTTCATCATTAAAAATCAAATCAAATGGCACAGAAAGTAACAAAAACAAATTCAGAGTTATTGGAGCTAGTTCGATCATTGAACATGACTCCTACTGAAAAAGGCAGCAAGGCAGAGGCTAAGCTTAAGAAAATTGCTGAAAAGATTAAGCCTCTATTTGAAGAGTACAACGAGAAGCGTGAAGACATTCGTCTTGACCATGCTCATACTGAATCAAGTGGAGTGTTGGACTTGAATGAGAAGGGTGAATACAAGTTCACTAAAGAAGGAATCAAGGCTATGTCTAAGGACATGAAGGCATTGCTTGATGATACCTTTGAGTTCTATCAGTTTACTTTCTCAAGTGAAGGTATTGAGAACTTTAAGTTCTTAGCAGGATGGGTAGAAAGTATTGAGGCTGAGCAATCTGAGGCTGAATAAATTATTCATCTAAACAGAATAAGAACGGCATCAGTCTTAATTGGTTGGTGCCATTCTTTCTTATAACGAATATGAAAAGTAAAGGACTAGGAGATACTATCGAAAAAATAACTGAAGCTACCGGAATTAAGAAGGTAGTTGAAACTGTTGCTAAGGCCGCAGGAAAAGATTGTGGATGCGGAAAAAGAAAAGATGCACTTAACCGTGCGTTTCCATATAAAGAAGATTAATTAATAACATCATGGCATATCAGAAATTACAACAATCAAGAGCAGCTGTTGTCACTAAAAGTGATACTGTAAATATCCCTAATCCTGGCAATGGAGCAGTAGAAGGCTGTGTATTGTATGTAGGTACCGGAGGAATCCTTCGAGTGCTAACAGCAGGAGGAGATGACATTACGTTTACAAACATACCAAACGGATTCCTTACTACCTTCCAGGTAATTAGAGTATTCGCTAGTGACACAACAGCTAACAATATTGTAGCTCTTTGGTAAATGAATCCTCAGGAAAACAATAGGCTTGATTATATGGCAGCTGAATTGGATGCGTTAAAGAATGACGTAGCTGAGGTTAAAGCTATTGTTAAAGATATGCATACTTTACTTTCAGGCAATCCTATTGACAAAGACTCTAATGGAATGATTGGAGACTTGAGGACAATGAAGAAAGAGGTATATGAATTGAAGTCTGAATTAAAGAAATACAAGAATTATTTTTACGCACTAGTCACACTTGTTGGATTGGGGGCGTTAAAAGTTATTGTTGAAATATTAAAGTAGTAATGAACCAAGGCTTAAAGATAATAAGTAAGTCTCCAAGTTTTAAAAAAATTGACATGGGAGATTACATCCTTGTAATAGGCAAGGATGCTACTGATATATTTAAGTTTTACAATGTAGAAGAAATGCATGGGCTAAATTTAAAAGATGCTCAAGCAGAAGAGGTTGACAAGACAAAAGGTAACGGAGTCTACATCTATGGTCTTACAAACTATAATCCAAATGATAAAAAACTTACAGCAAAAAATCCATACAAGCCTTTTATTTTCTTGAATATGGGTGCGTTTAAGAGATACAGTGCTGATGAGCAGAAGACAGCTATTATGCATGAGACTATGCATCTAGCTATTTTGCTTAACAACTGGGACATAAAAGATAAAGAAGAAGAGGCAATAACTTTTGCTGAAGATGAGGCTAATAAAATTATAAAAAAACTTAAAACTCTAGCTCTTATAAAGTAATGGCAAAGGCTAAGATTTCAATCGCAAACACATACGTCAAGAAGTCTAACAGTAAAGGCGTAGCTGCTAAGACCAAGACTAGCAACAATAAGTCAAGTAAGCTTTACAAGAAGTCATATAAGGGTCAAGGAAGATGAAACAGTTTTTCACATGGTTAAAAGGATTCGTGTCCGAGAATGGTGAAGCTTCTAGCAAAAGATTTGTTGGAGTATTCAGTGCGATAGCCTTGTGCTATACTTTATACGCAAATCACGATGCAGTTAATGATCCATCTGAGGCTTTAGTATATTCAGTAGCGGCTTTGTCTGCTGCTGCTTTAGGCATCACTGCTGCTGAAAAAATATTCAAGAAGCCTAATAGTGGAGAATGAAAAACCTTTCCAAAGAAGAGTTACTCAGCAGGCTTGAGGCTATAAATAGAAGCAATGCTATTATTTATTTTGACCTTGATGGCTACATATTGGGGATGAACTCCATTTTTTTGACAGCTATGGGCTATCAAGAAGAGGACCATAAACAACTCATTGGAAAGCACCATAGCATTTTTGTTAGTTACGAGTACTCAAAGTCTGATGAATACAAAAAATTTTGGGAGAAGCTAAGGGAAGGTAAATTTTTTGAGGGAGAGTTTGAGAGAAAAAAAATTGATGGGAGCCCAATTTATTTGCAGGCAACATACAATCCTATCCTAAATGAGAGCAATGTAATTACAAAAGTGATGAAGATTGCTACTGACATTACAGAGACTATCAATAGCAAAAACAAAATAAACGCTCTTTCAAAGGATTTACAGATTGAGTTAGAAAAATCACAGCAGCTTAAAAATTCTATAGAGATAGAAAAAAATGCTGCGTTGAATGATTTAGATATCATAATAAAAAAAGGTCAGAGCGAATTAATAAAAGTAATTGTTAAGGTTGCTCTGTCTGTGATAGTTGGAGTTGGTGTTGTTACGACAATACTCTATTGGATGGCAATAATTACAGGTAAAGACACGCAAATTATTGGATCAACATGGAGCAATATGTTCAGTGTACTATTAACCAATGCCTTTTCAATAGTTGGTACTATCATGGGAATTAAGTATGCTACTCAAGAAGGTGAAAAAAAATTAAATAAAGAATGAAAATCAGTCAACATTTAAATCTATCAGAGCTTACTAGAAGTGACTCTGCAAAACGCAATGGCATTGACAATAGTCCTACTGCTGAGCATTTAGAGAATTTTAAATTACTAGCGGAGAAAGTATTCGAACCTATTCGTTTGCACTTTGGAGTTCCTATTCACATCAGCTCTGGCTACAGATCAGAGGCTCTTAATAAATTCATTAAGGGAAGTTCATCCTCTCAGCATTGTAAGGGTGAAGCGATTGACATCGACATGGATGGTAGCAGCAGTGGTGTTACTAATGCTGACGTTTACAATTTCATTAAGGACAATCTTAATTTCGACCAATTGATTTGGGAGTTTGGAACTGACAAGAACCCAGATTGGGTACACGTATCTTACACTAAAGGAAAAAACAGAAAGCAGAAGTTGAAAGCTGTTCGTGCAAATGGCAAGACTTCTTACGTTAATCTTTAGTATATTTGTTCAATTACCTGAGAGCTAATGGCAAAGATAAGTACATACCCCATAATTTCTGAACCTACCCTAAATGACTTGCTCATTGGTACGGACGTAGAGGACTTGAACATCACCAAAAATTTTACGATTGGTGATATTGCTAGTCTAATTATCGGGGGCAGTTATGTCCCTTACATTGGGGCTACTGAAAATGTAGACTTAGGTGCCTTTGATATTACCTCTTCCGCATTTATTGTTGGGGGTGGACTAGCTACTCAGTTTTTAAAAGCAGATGGTAGCCTTGACGCAACAATATATCAGCCTGCTGGCAACTACATCACCCAATTATCGGGTGAAGCAACTGCTTCAGGGCCCGGCAATGCAACAGTTACGCTTAGTAACTCTGCTGTAATAAATAAAGTCCTAACAGGGCTTAATATTACAGGGGCTGCAATTGTTGCTACTGATAGCATTCTTACTGCGTTTGGTAAGGTGCAGAATCAAATCAACACGCTTGTTGGTGGCGTTCAGTACAAAGGTACATGGAACGCAGCAACTAATACACCAACCTTAGTGAGCTCAGTAGGCGTACAGGGTAACTACTATGTAGTAAATGTAGCTGGTAATACAAACCTTAACGGCATTACCGATTGGAATCTTGGTGATTGGGCCATCTTTAATGGCTCAGCTTGGGAGAAGGTCGATAACACTGACGCAGTAATTTCTGTTAACGGACAAGTTGGTGCAGTTGTGCTTACAACCACTAACATTGCTGAGGGAACTAATTTATACTACACCGACCTACGAGCTAGAAGTGCAATTAGTTTAACGACTACAGGCAACAGCGGTGCTTCTACTTATAGCAATCTAACTGGAATATTAAATGTCCCTAACTACACATTAGCAGGGCTTGGAGGTGTTCCATTAACAAGAGAGCTGACAATTAATGGTACGACATTTGACTTGTCTGCCAACAGGAGTTGGAGCGTAGGTACAGTTACGTCAATTTCCACAACTGGACCGCTTACAGGGGGGACAATTACTGGTTCCGGCACAATTGGAATCACGCAGTCGGGAGCAAGCTCAGATGGATACCTGTCGAGTACTGACTGGAACACATTCAACAATAAGCAGAATGCGTTAACTAATCCAGTAACAGGAACAGGAACGATTTTCACTTTGCCGATGTGGAGTGGTGCTACATCATTAGCTGATAGCCCATTGTCTTATGGCCCTGATGCATTTAACTTTCAATACAATAGCGCAACCGGGGGTACGGTAAACTTTACAAACATTGGACTGACTCCATACACGTACGCTATACAGATGAACAACTTCGGTTCTCCGAGGTCAACTGTACACAGCTATACTGATGGTGTAGTAGTTCAATTTATTGGTGGCACTCAGGTGTCTAGAGTATTTGCTAATGGCAACTTTATACTTGGCACTGGTGTAGTAGACAATGGATACAAGCTTGAGATAACTGGTAACTTGTATGTGAATACAATTGCTAATGCTATTACAGATACCGACAGGTTCATTGTATCAGATGGTGGAGTAATCAAGTATAGAACAGGTGCTGAGATATTGAGTGATATTGGAGCTCAAGGTGCTTTGACTCTAACTACAACAGGTACAAGTGGTGCAGCTACGTTAATATCTAACGTGCTAAATATCCCTCAGTACACTGACCAATTTGTAGGTACAGTTACTTCAGTTGGACTATCTATGCCTCCTGCTTTTACTGTATCGAACAGCCCTGTAACAAGTGCTGGCACACTAACCGTTGTCGGAGCAGGAAATGCTACTCAATATGTTCGTGGTGATGGCGCGTTGGCTACATTACCTACTAGTGGGACTGGGGGTGGTGCATCTGTAAGTTACTACTTGAATGGTTCTGTTAATCAAGGAACGATTGGTGGAGTGACTTATTACGAAATGAATAGGACTCCAATTATTGGAGCAGGCACTGACTTTACTAGAAATACAAACGGATATATTTCATCGTTTTTAACTGATGCTGGTGACCCTGCTTTACTTGCAATCCCTGCTGGTAACTGGAACTTTGAGACATATTTTAGTGCATCTAGCGGTGGAGGAAGTCCAACCTTTTATCTTGAGTTGTATAAGTATGATGGCACTACATTTACACTTATTGCATCCAATAGTGGTTCGCCTAAGTTAATTAATGATGGTACAAACATCGAGGCTTACTTTAGTGCTTTAGCAGTTCCACAGACTACTTTGACTTTAACGGATAGATTGGCTATACGTATTTATGTCAATACATCAGGACGAACAATTACTTTACACACTGAGAATGGCCACCTTTGCCAAGTTATAACCACGTTTACAACTGGGCTAACTGCATTGAATGGGTTGACTTCTCAGGTTCAATACTTTGCTACAGGCACAGCAGGTACTAACTTTAATATTTTAAGTGCAGTTGATACGCATACCTTTAATCTGCCTACAGCATCAGCTGTGAATAGGGGTGCTTTGAGTAGTGCTGATTGGACAACCTTTAATTCTAAGATAGGAGGCACAGGAACATCAGGTCAAGTAGCCTTTTGGAATGGGACTACTTCGCAGACAGGGGATAACGGATTGTTTTGGGATAATACAAATAAGCGTTTGGGTGTTGGTGGAAGTCCAGGTGCTTTCGTATTAGATGTCAACGGCACTGCAAGGGTGCAGGGGGTGCTTACCACTACTGCTGATGCGGTGGTGAATGGGGTGAACATTGGACTAGGTGGTGGAGCAGTAAGCACAAACCTAAGGGTTGGTGCTAGTGCATTAAATGCTAATACAATAGGTTCCGAAAATTCTGCTTTTGGTACTAATGCATTATTTTCAAATACTACAGGAAATAATAACACAGGATTAGGTACAGGTGCTTTGCAAAATAATGCCACAGGAGGAGGAAATACGGCAATTGGCAGAAGTGCAGGCAGATTTATAGCAGATGGAGCAACTACCTTAACAACCGCTACTAACTCTGTTTTTATAGGATTTAATAGCAGAGCAAATGCAAATAGTGAAACTAACCAAATTGCAATCGGTCACACAGCCATAGGTCTTGGCAGCAATACCACAGTAATCGGCAACTCCTCTACTACCTTCGGGCGGTGGTTCGGTAACTTGCTGATTGGCACATCTACGAACTCGACCTTTGCTTTAGATGTCAACGGCACTGCAAGGGTGCAGGGAGCAGTTGCAAACGCTTTGACTGTTGAAAGAACAACAGCTACTAGTAACATATATATTCGTTATCAAAATGTAACTAACTCTTGGTATGCAGGTCAAACAGATGCAGGCACATTTGGAATAGGTACAGATGCTGCACTAGGAGGAAGTACATTATTTAACTTAACAACAGGCGGAAACCTTCTTTTAGGAAGTCTTACAAACTCAGGTCAACGCTTACAAGTTACAGGCACATCCTTGCTAAACGGCTTATCAACTATTCAAGGGACTACGGCTTCCGACTCAGGGCAGCTAGGTGCTGAACTGCTAACCACAGGCACAGGAGATGCTTCTTGGACAGGGACTAGCTTTGCCACAGGCTACACCCACGTGGCAGGGTCTACTACTACCTTGACAAGTACGCTTGCAGGGGTGGTAAGTACATTATATCAAATTACATACACAGTAACGGGCAGAACGGCAGGTAGCTTTGCAATTGACTTTGGTGGAGCAACTACAGCAGGTATTACAGCAACAGGAGCGGTAGGGCCAAGAGCAACCACAACAGGAACGCTTGTTATTACTCCTACCTCTGACTTTAACGGAACGATTGTTTTGTCGATTCGGGTTATTTCATTTTCAAGTGCAGTTGTAACATTTAACAATAGTTCAGCAGCAATAAGTAATCAAATTAGAATTAGTAATTCTAATACAAATACATTTATTGGATTTGGCTCTGGAAGAAATAATACAACTGGAGTAAACAATTCTTTATTTGGTTCAAGTGCAGGAGCAAGTAATACAACAGGCAATAACAACTCTTTCTTTGGTATATTTGCAGGAAATTCAAACACAACGGGGGCAAGCAATTCTTTCTTTGGAGCAAGTTCAGGACAAGCAAACACAACAGGAGGAAGTAACTCTTTCTTTGGTCAAGGTTCAGGAATTAGTAATAGCACAGGGGCAAGCAATTCTTTCTTTGGCACAAGGTCTGGAGAATTAAACAGCACAGGAGGAAGCAACTCTTTCTTTGGTGTATTTGCAGGATTTTCAAATACAACAGGAGGGAACAACTCTTTCTTTGGAATAAATTCAGGATTTTCTAACACAACAGGTGTATCTAACTGTTTTTTTGGAATAAATGCAGGCAGATTTCTTGCTTATGTAACAACTGATTTAACAATTGCAAACGACTCTGTATTTATAGGTGCAAACACAAGAGCGAATGCTAACAATCAGACAAACCAAATCGTAATCGGTATCACTGCCATAGGCTTAGGTTCAAACACAACTGTGCTTGGCAACACATCTACAACCTTTGGAAGATGGTTCGGTAACCTACTTGTAGGCACATCAACCAACTCAGGTCAGATGTTGCAAGTTACAGGCACATCTTTACTTAACGGCTTATCAACCATTCAAGGCACTACGGCTTCCGATACCGCACCTTTGGGTTCTGAGTTAGCTACCACAGGCACAGGAACGAACTGGGCAGGTACGGACTTTGCCACAGGATACACGCATACAATCGGCTCAACGGCTGCTTTGACTACTACGCTTGCAGCGGTGGTAGGTACTTATTATCAGATTACCTTTACAGTAACTGGAAGAACAACGGGGTCTTTTGTAATAAACTACGGAGGCATAACTTTCAGTTCTTTAACTGCAACAGGAGCAGTAGGTCCAAGGGCTACATCAACGGCAACTCTTGAGATTGTGCCAACTACTGACTTTAACGGAACGATTGTTTTATCGATTAGAGTAATTTCTGCTTCGAGTGCTAGTGTTACATTTACTAATAGTTCAGGAAATATAAATAATGAAATTAGAAATAATATTTCCAACACTAACACTTTTATAGGGTTTCTTTCTGGAAGGAGAAATACAACTGGAACAAATAACACCTTCATTGGACAGAGTGCTGGTCAGGATAACACAACTGGTGGAAATAATACTTTTGTTGGTCAATCTTGTGGAGTATCAAACACAACAGGAGCAAGTAATTCTTTTTTTGGAAGGTTATCAGGACAAGCAAACACAATAGGTATATTTAACTCTTTCTTTGGTTCAAGTGCAGGGGCATCAAATACAACAGGAAATGATAATTCATTTTTTGGAAGGTCATCAGGTATAGCAAACACAACGGGGGCAAGCAATTCTTTCTTTGGTGCAAGTGCAGGGGCAGGCAATACAACAGGAGGCTCTAATGCTTTTTTTGGTGCAAGTGCAGGGGCAGCAAACACAACAGGTGGAACTAATAGTTTCTTTGGTCAGGTTTCAGGATTTGCAAATACAACAGGAAGTAATAACTCTTTCTTTGGAACAAGTTCAGGTCAAGGAAATACAACAGGAGCATCTAACTCTTTCTTTGGAGTAAGTGCTGGATTATCTAATACAACGGCAAGTTCAAACTCTTTCTTTGGTGAAAATGCAGGATTGGCTAACACAACAGGTGCTAACAATATAGCGTTTGGTCGTAACTCAGGCAGATACGCAGGTTCAGGAACTACTGCAATGACCTCTGTAAACAACTCTATTTACTTAGGTTTTCAAACTAGAGGACTTAACGCTACAGGCTCAACTAACGAGGTAGTAATAGGCTACGATGTAGTAGGCTTAGGCTCTAACACTACTGTGCTAGGCAACTCATCTACAACCTTCGGCAGATGGTACGGCTCACTATTGCTAGGAACAACTACCAACGCAGCGAGTTCAATCCTTACGATGGAGTCAACTACGCAAGGGTTTTTGCCTCCACGGATGACTGCTGCACAGCGGACAGCGATTGCATCTCCTGCTGAGGGGTTAATAGTTTATCAGACAGATTCAGTAATTGGTTTGTATATTTACGCTAACGCAACTTGGCGCACACTTGGAATGATTTAAGATATGTCGAATTTAGCAACGATAGTAAACAACATATTAGCAGACAGTGGGATTGATGACATCAATGTGATTGTCAGTACAGGCTCGTATGCTAACCCTGCGTGGATAACTTCATTAGCTTGGACCAAGATTACCGGTGCTCCTGCAAATATTGTAACAGGAACAGGAGCAGCAGGTCAAGTAGCTTATTGGTCATCAGCTTCAGCTATAACAGGAGAGTCAAACTTATTTTGGGATGCGACAAATGATAGGCTGGGGATTGGTACTGCTACTCCTGCTTTTACCCTAGATGTAAACGGAACAGGTAGGTTTAGTGGGCAGTTAACCGCATCCACAACAGCAGGTGGGACTTCTGCTATATTCCAAAATACAGGAACGCAAAATTCTAACGGAATAGAGTTAAGAGGTGGTACGGGCGGAACAGCAGTCAATTGGAAAATTGAAAAAGATAATACAGTTGGGAATGCTTTTCAACTTACACCATCAACTACTAATGGTGGGACCACCTATACTACACCTGTTTTAACCATAGCCTCCACAGGTGCAGCTACTTTTTCAAGTAGCGTGACAGTTGGGAGTTGGTTTAATGCTCCAAATAGTTTTGGATTAGCAGGTAGAAATGCAGCAAATACAGCATTCAGAAATCTTATTATTTTAAACTCAGGCAATCAAATTGAGATTGGTAGAGATTCAGATATTAGCCAAATAAGAATGGGTACAGCATCTGCAAATGATGCTTTAACTATCACCTCAGGTGGAGATGTTTTAGTTGGTTTAACAAGTGGGGGTCGTTTTTCTTTGAGAGATGCTGGTGGAAATGATACCCATTTTGGCTTGGGTGGAACTTATGATAATTACATAACTGCTGGGTCTAGTGGTGTTACTATTTTTAGAAATAGTACAGCCGAACGAATGCGCATCACCTCAGGCGGAGATGTTGGGATTGGCACGGCAACAATAAATCATAGACTTCAAGTTGCTCCTTTAGCTACTTTCGGTAATGCGGAAGACGGCAACATTTGTATTAGTACTACACCAAGCGGTGGAACATCAACATCTCCTACTACTACTGGAGGTATCATATTTGGTGATAATACGGTTGCTAATGCTTATTTGGGTAGAATAGCAGTTATTCAAGATAATCCATCCGCTTCTACCGCATCTCACATGAGATTTTATACCAATAGTGGCGGTGGGAATGGGGCTACAACGGAAAGATTGCGTATAACCGCAGCAGGAAGAGTACTTATCGGAACTCCTCCGCCTGCTGAATCAACCTTTGCTTTAGATGTAAACGGAACAGGTAGGTTTAGTGGTAGCTTAACAACAGGAGCAGATTTAACTTTATCAGCAGCTAATCCGTTTATTTATGGTGGAACAGCAGCAGGTAGTGTTGGTTTATCTAATATCGGTGGACAAACTTACGTTAGGGTATTTGGTTCAAGTCATGCTACCGTTCCAAATACTACACAATTTGTAAATGCAGGCAGTACATCGTTAAACTTAGCCTCCACAGGCGCAGCTACCTTTAGTGGTAGAGTTGGTGTTGCTGGTGCTGCTGCTACTTATCCAATAACCGTTTACAATGCAAGTAATGGAACTACTGCTGCTTTTGGTGGAACCGCTAGAGGGATAAGAATTGATAATGATGGAACCTTTAGTTCAGGAAGGTCTACTATTTTTGGTGTTGATAGTTCATTTTATGGAAGTTATCAACCAATGAGCATTGAAGCTTCTTCTTTGGCTTTACAAGCGGTAACAGGCGGCAACGTGCTGATTGGAACGACAACGGATGGAGGTGTAAATAGAGTGTTGAGCGTAGAAAGAAGTCAAAGTGGCGTTTCGTCTGTTGCTATGATTAACCCAAATACAGGTAATGCAGCAAGTGCTCAATTTATTATTTCTGCTAATAATTCAAGCGGATTTTATGGTGCCTTCTCTAGCACACACGCAACCGCAAACTGGGCGGGGCGTTCTGTTTTTGGTACTAATGCTTTGGGGGGTGGAATTACTATTTCAGCACACAATTCTGGTCAAGACATACGTTTCCTAACTGACTCAACTTCTAATATTAGAATGATTATTGCGTCAAATGGAAATGTTTTAATTGGAACAACTGATAATCCTGGTGATAAACTTAGAGTAAATGGCACTACTTTTTCCAATGAAATTATGACCTGGAATCCTCAAAATGATAATAGGTCAGGTATTGCTTGGAGATTTGGTGAAGCAAGTATTGCATCAGTAACTCCAAATCGTAGATTAAGAGTAAACGTTGGTGGAATTGAATATTACATTGGAGCAATGGAAGTATAAACTTTAAACAAATAAACAAATGAAAACAATCGAACCAGTATCCATTTGGGACAACGGACAAACAGTAGAGGCAACTATCTTAAACGCTTACGCTGTAAATGTTACACTAGGAACAAGTGCAACATTCTATTATCAACTACTTTCTCAAACAACAGAGGGGAATGTAGGTCAACAAGTAGCACAAGGAAACCTAAACATGACAGGCGAGGCTTACGCACAATGGGAAGTGGACTCCTACGCATGGGACTGGGTGGCAGAACAACTGAACCTAACCATCACAGGTGACTATGTACCACCAGTGCCTCCTGCGCCTGAGCCTACTCCAACTCCTGAGACCGAAGAATAAAATGGCAAAAATAAGCTCATACTCAACGGACAATACCATATCCTATAGTGACAAGCTTATTGGTACTGATGCTCAAGACAGCAACAATACTAAGAACTACACTATCGGCAGCATTCTATCCATGCCTCTACCAAATGTACCTGTCTACGCTAACAATACAGCGGCACTTGCTGGTGGTCTTGTGGTAGGGAACGTGTACCGAATCACAGGAACAGGTCAACTAGGGGTGGTGTTTTAAACACCTCCCCAACTAAAATTTAATCTAATGGACATAAGAAAAATATCAATAGGCCCAGATTACAAGGGTGGATCAATGCATTACATCGTGGGTCAGAAGGTGCTTGGTGATAGCCATGAGATTCATCTCATTAAGTTCACCATAGACACAGGAGCCATTAGGATCTATATTATAAACGAGAAGCAGGAGATAGTACTCTGGAAGGAGTTCAACTACACTATGCCTGTTGCAATTGAATACAATATAAACTACTAATGCAGTCCCCATTTGATTTTATCGTGAGGCCAATTAATGGTGAGCGATACAACAACACCAAGGATATTGGTGGCATTGAGTTCATTGTCAACACATCAGAGGAGGACCACAAGTTCTCCAACAGATATGCTGAGGTGATTGAGGTGCCCTATGGATACGATGGTCCTGTTCAGCAGGGTGATACACTATTAGTACACCACAATGCATTTAAGTTCTACAATGATATCAAAGGTAGACGTAAGAGCGGTCGTGCATTTTTTAGAGACGATAAGTTCTTCATTGAGCCTGATCAGTTTTTCATGTACCGTAGAAACGGCACATGGAACACTTATGACAGGTACTGCTTTGTTAAACCTATTCCTGTAATTGAGTCGTATATTAAGAAGCCATTCTCCCATGAACCCCTCATGGGAATTATGCGTTTCCCAAACGATTACCTCTCAACGCAAGGCATTTGTTCAGGTGACCTAGTATGCTTCAAGCCTGACAGTGAGTATGAGTTTGATGTGGATGGAGAGAAGCTGTACAGGATGTATGACCACCAGATAACTATCAAGCTATGAGAGAAATTAAGCTGAAGATAATTGAGGCAGGACACCAGGCTGTAGAGCAGCTTATTATGGTGGCTAAGGAGGCTATCATCAAGCATGATGATGAGGATGAGTTGTCTGCTGATAGGTTAAAGAATGCCGCAGCGACAAAGAAGTTAGCCATCTTTGATGCGTTTGAGATTTTAAATAGGATAGAGGCTGAGCGTGAAGCTCTTGATATGTTGGATAAGGGAGTGAACAGAACAGAAACCAAACAGGGATTTGCAGAGCGAAGGTCTATATCGAATCGTTAAGGACTACGTCCCTCAGAACGCTTTAAGTAAAAAGAACAGCGGAAGGACATGGATGTACGGCTACAATGAGCAGTACGACATGGTCGTTATATCTAGGACCGGAGAGATAGGTGATATCATAAATATCTCAGGGCTGCATGTGGCCTTACCTAAGGCACCTAAAGATTGTTTCTCAAGGAGCAATAACATCAGGGATCAATACTGGGAGAGGCAGGAGCTACCAAAGGAGCTGTTGAAGATACAGTCAATCTTCCACTGGAATGAGATGCCTGCTGAGTTTAAGGACAGCTGGGTAGACTACATTGAGGCTGAGTTTAACAGGCGTGAGGATGGCATGTGGTTTATGAACAATGGTGAGCCAACATACATCACAGGATCTCACTACATGTACTTGCAGTGGTCCAGCATTGACGTTGGATACGCAGACTATCGTGAGGCTAACCGCATATTCTTTATATTCTGGGAGGCATGCAGAGCAGACCATAGGTCATTTGGTATGATATACCTAAAGATTAGACGCTCAGGGTTCTCGTTCATGTCATCATCTGAGTGCGTTAACATAGCTACTCTTGCTCGTGACTCTCGTGTTGGTATCCTATCTAAGACAGGTGCCGATGCTAAGAAGATGTTTACTGACAAGGTGGTCCCAATAAATAGCAGGCTACCATTCTTCTTCAGACCTATCATGGATGGTATGGACAAGCCAAAGACTGAGCTTGCATACCGGGTACCTGCATCTAAGATTACTAAAAAGAACATGTCCACTGTCGGAGACAACGATGTGCTTGGTCTAGATACCACCATTGACTGGAAGAACACTGAGGAGAACTCTTACGATGGTGAGAAGCTACTATTCTTGGCACATGATGAGAGTGCTAAGTGGACTAAGCCAAATAACATTCTCAACAACTGGCGAGTGACCAAGACCTGTCTAAGGGTGGGCAGCAAGATTATTGGCAAGTGCATGATGGGATCTACATCGAATGCGTTGAGCAAGGGTGGGGACAATTATAAGAAGCTATACGAGGACTCAAATGTATTAACTAGGAATGCGAATGGACAGACTAAGAGTGGCCTATACTCATTGTTTATACCAATGGAGTGGAACATGGAGGGATTCATTGATAGGTACGGTATGCCTGTACTTAGAAAGCCTAACGCTCCTATCCTTGGTGTTGACAACCAGATGATACGTAATGGTGCTATAGACTATTGGGAGGCTGAGGTGGACTCATTGAAGAATGATGCCGATGCACTTAACGAGTTCTATCGCCAGTTCCCTCGCACGGAGAGTCATGCGTTCAGGGACGAGAGCAAGTCATCTATCTTTAACTTAACCAAAATTTATCAGCAGATAGACTACAACGACTCAATGATTGAGGGACAGATGGTTACACGTGGTTTGTTTCACTGGAAGGATGGGGAGAAGGACAGCAAGGTTATATGGACACCTGACCAACGTGGCAGGTTCTTAATTAGCTGGGTCCCTCCTACTAACATGCAGAACAATGTGGTGACTAGGAATGGAATGAAGTACCCTGGCAACGAGCACCTTGGCTCATTTGGATGTGACCCGTACGATATCTCTGCGGTTGTAGGGGGGAGAGGATCTAATGGTGCGTTGCATGGCATGACTAAGTACCACATGGACGATGCCCCTGCGAACCAGTTCTTTTTAGAGTACATTGCTAGACCACAGACTGCTGAGATATTCTTCGAGGATGTGCTGATGGCCTGTGTGTTCTATGGCATGCCGGTGCTTGCAGAGAATAACAAGGCACGTATACTGTACCACTTTAAGAACAGGGGCTACAGAGCGTTCTCATTGAACAGACCTGACAGGGTGCTGAACAAGCTTAGCAAGACAGAGCGTGAGCTTGGTGGTATACCTAACTCAAGTGAAGAAGTGAAGCAGGCACACGCCTCTGCTATTGAGTCTTACATTGAGAAGTTCATCGGGTTTGATATGACATCTACCTATAGACCTGCTGATGAGATAGGCACAATGCCATTCATTAGGACGCTTGAGGACTGGGCTAAGTTTGATATTAATGACCGAACAAAGCACGATGCATCAATCAGTTCTGGATTAGCTATAATGGCAAATCAAAAACATGTATATTTACCAGATAAAAAAGAGTCGAAAATTAGTGTTAATTTCGCAAAGTACGCTAACACTGGAAATCAAAGTCAAATTATTAGATGAAAGATGTCGTAGTTAATATATCTTCAACAGCATTTCCAAGCCAGTTTGTTTCTGATTCGGAGAAAGCTACGCCTGAGTTTGGTCTTCAGGTTGGTCAAGCCATTCAGTACGAGTGGTTTAGAAAAGATGGAAGTCAATGCAGATATTACAATCAGTGGGCTGAGTTTAATCGCTTGCGTTTATACGCACGTGGTGAGCAGTCCATTCAGAAATATAAAAATGAGTTAGCAATTGATGGTGACTTGTCTTACCTAAACCTTGACTGGACTCCTGTGCCTATCTTACCTAAGTTTGTAGACATTGTCGTTAACGGCATGAATGACAGACTATTTAAGGTTAAGGCGTACGCACAGGATGCGATGTCTCAAGCCAAGAGAAGTAAGTATCAGGACATGATTGAGAGCCAGATGCTTGCTAAGGATCTACTCTCTAAGATACAGAATGAAACTGGCGTTGACCCATTTGTAACAAACCCAGAGGAGCTACCTCAGACTGACGAGGAGCTATCACTATACATGCAGCTTAAGTATAAGCCTGCGATTGAGATAGCTGAAGAGGAGGCTATCAATACAATTTTTGATGAGAACCACTACCAGGATACACGCAAGCGTATTGACTATGACCTTGCTGTTATTGGGATTGGTATTGCTAAGCATGAGTTCCTACTAGGCTCTGGTGTTGAGGTGTCCTATGTTGACCCAGCCAATGTTGTGTACAGCTACACTGAAGACCCATTCTTTAAGGACTGCTTCTATTGGGGAGAGATAAAGACTCTTCCTATGACAGAGCTATTAAAGATTGACCCGACTCTTACACGTGAGCAGATGGAGGAGATATCCAAATACTCTCAGAGCTGGTACGACTATTACAATGTTGCTCGATTCTACGAGAACAGTATGTTCTATCGTGATACCTGTACCCTACTTTACTTTAACTACAAGACCACCAAGAAGATGGTCTACAAGAAGAAGATCCTTGAGGGTGGAGGCAGTCGCATTATAGAGAAGGATGACAAGTTCAATCCTCCTGTAGAGATGATGGAGGATGGGAAATTTGAGAAGTTGGAGAAGACAATTGACGTTTGGTATGATGGTGTGATGGTGATGGGTACTAACTTCTTGTTGAAGTGGGAGCTATCCGAGAACATGGTAAGACCAAAGTCTGCATCTCAGCATGCTATACCTAACTATGTGGCATGTGCGCCACGCATGTACAAGGGAGCTATTGAGTCGTTGGTGAGAAGGATGATACCTTTCGCTGACTTGATTCAGTTGACTCACTTGAAGCTACAGCAGGTCATTGCACGTACGGTGCCTGATGGTGTGTTCATTGATGCGGATGGATTGAATGAGGTTGACTTGGGAACAGGTGCGGCTTACAACCCGGAGGATGCGTTGAGATTATACTTCCAGACAGGTAGTGTTATTGGTCGAAGCTACACCCAGGATGGTGAGTTCAACAATGCACGAGTTCCTATCCAGCAGCTTACATCTAACTCAGGTTCGGCTAAGACTCAGATGTTGATTGCTAACTACAATCACTATCTAGACATGATCCGTTCTGTGACTGGTCTCAATGAGGCTAGAGATGGGTCTAACCCTGACCCTAACGCATTGGTTGGTGTGCAGAAGCTTGCAGCTCTTAACTCAAACACAGCTACTAGACATATTCTTGAGAGTGGTCTATTTATTTACCGAACACTTGCTGAGGCACTTACGTATCGTGTGGCTGATATTTTGCAGTACGCTGACTTCAAGGATGACTTCGCTAATAAGATTGGCAAGTACAATGTATCTATATTGAATGACATCAAGGATCTGTACATCTACGACTTTGGTATCTTCATTGAGATTTCTCCAGACGAAGAGCAGAAGGCACAGCTAGAGGCGAACGTACAGATGGCATTGTCCAAGGGTGATATCAATCTTGAGGACGCTATTGACATCAGAGAGATTAAGAATCTTAAACTTGCTAACCAGCTACTTAAGATGAAGAGAGTTAAGAAGCAGGAGAGAGAAGAGAAGATGATGATGCAGAAGCAGGACATGATGGCTCAGCAGCAGTTGCAGTCTCAGGAGTTTGCTGCTCAGGTAGCCATGCAACAGCTTCAGTTGGACACCCAATCTAAGATGCAGATTAAGCAGGCAGAGGTGGCGTTCGATATTGAGAAGCTAAAGGCAGAGGCAGAGCTGAAGAGAATGTTGATGGCTGAAGAGTTTAACTATCAGATGCAGATTGCTGGTGTCAAGGAGACCGCACTTGCAGATAGAGATATGATGAAGGAGGACTCTAAGGCTAAGCGAATTAGTCAGCAGAACAGTGAGCAGTCTAAGTTGATTAATCAGAGGAAGAATAACTTACCTCCATTGAGCTTTGAATCCAATGAGGATACGCTCGATGGGTTCGACATGGCACAGTTTGAGCCACGTTAAAAAAAAATATATATTTGTAACATAAAATCTAATTAAATGGAAATCAAAGTAAGATCGCTAGATGGAGTTGAGCCCAAGAGTGTACAAGAAGTAGAAAGAGAACTACTTGAGAAACATGAAAAAGAACTCAATGGGGAATTACAAAACGAGCTTGTTATTGATACTACTAGTATTGACAATGGAGCTCAGGATACTACTTCACAAGAAGAGGAACTATCTGAAGAAAAAGTTCTTTCATATATTGGAAAAAGATATAATAAGCAAATCAATTCGTTCGATGAGTTGATGGACCAGAGGCAGGCTAATGAAGAATTGCCTGAGGATGTTTCAGCTTATTTGAATTACAAGAAGGATACTGGGCGTGGCTTCGATGACTTCCTAAAGCTTAGGAAAGATTACGATGCAATGGACCCAGATAGTCTTCTTAGAGAGTACCTTGCAGATACGCAGCAGAATCTTGACTCTGAGGATATCGATGTCTTAATGGAGGAGTATACCTACGATGAGGACTTAGATGAGGAATCAAAGATTAAGCGTACAAAGATTGCAAGAAAGAAAGCTATTGCCGAGGCGAAGAATTACTTCAATTCTCAGAAAGAGAAATATAAGTTTCCACTTGAGTCAAGTGGTATTGGCTTATCTCCAGCAGAGAAGGAAGAATTCGAGGCTTATCGTCAGTATACAAAACAGTCAAAGACTATAGAGGAGGAAAGTAATCGAAAGCGTAGATGGTTCGACCAAAAGACAGAGGAGGTCTTTAGTAAAGACTTCAAAGGATTTGAGTTCGATGTTAACGATAAGAAGATTTTATTTGCTCCGGCATCTAGTTCTGAATTAAAGAGTGCTCAGTCAAGTCCATTGAACTTTGTTAATAAGTTCTTGGATGAGAGTGGACTAATTAAGGATGCAGCTGGATACCACAGGTCTTTGTCTATCGCAATGAATCCTGAAAAGTTTGCCAAGTTCTTTTATGAGCAAGGGCAATCGGATGCTACCGATGAAGTTTTACGTAAGACCAAAAATATAAATATGTCTGAGCGTAGAGCTCCTGAGGTTGTTAATAAAGGTGGAATGCAGGTGAAGGCGGTTGCTCCAGACTCTGGTAGGGGTCTAAAAATCCGCAGTATTAAAAAAATCTAAAAACTAAAAACAAACAAAAAAATGCCAGTTTTATCATCCCCTGGGTTCCAGTTGCAGCCAAGTGCTGAGCAGGTCCCTTTATCAACTAACTACATTACCAACTTTGATTTCTTGAACCAGTATCTACCTGATACTTACGAGAAAGAATTCGAGCGTTATGGTAATCGTACCGTAGCTTCCTTCCTAAGAATGGTAGGAGCTGAAATGCCTTCCAACTCTGATATGATCAAGTGGGCTGAGCAAGGTCGTTTGCATACTAAGTATGTGAACTGTGATTCTTCTGCTAATGCAGCAGCAGATTCTGCAACTATTACTGTTAATGATGCTAACGTAACTGCTATTGCAATCCGTGCTGGACAGACTGTATTTATCTCTGATAATGCTACAGGTCTTTCTAACAAGGGTATCGTTACTGCTGTTAACACTTCTAATGATACTTTCGAAGTTGCTTACTACGAAGGTGGTGGACAGACTTTCTCTGGAACTGCTGTACTTTCTGTATGGATTTATGGTTCTGAATTTAAGAAAGGAACTGTAGGAATGATCGGTTCTTTGGAGGCTGAAGATGAGTTCTTCGACAACTCTCCAATCATCATCAAGGACAAGTACGCAGTATCTGGTTCTGACATGGCTCAGATTGGATGGGTAGAAGTAACTACCGAGAATGGTGCTACTGGATACCTTTGGTATTTGAAGTCTGAGCACGAGACTCGTCTACGTTTCGAAGACTATCTTGAGACCGCAATGATTGAAGCAGTTCCTGCTGAGACTGGTTCTGGTGTAGCTAACGCTTCTTTGAACCCTACCTATGGTAACAAAGGTTCTGAGGGTATCTTCTACGTGGTTAACAACCGTGGTAACGTATGGGGTGGTGGTAACCCAACTACTCTATCTGACTTTGATAGCATCATCTCTCGTCTTGACAAGCAGGGATCTATCGAGGAGAACGTAATCTTCTTGAACAGAGCATTCAGCTTTGACATTGACGATATGTTGGCAGCTCAGAACAGCTACGGTGCTGGAGGTACTTCTTATGGTCTATTCGACAACGATGAGAAGATGGCTTTGAATCTTGGATTTACTGGATTCCGTAGAGGTTATGACTTCTATAAGTCTGACTGGAAGTACTTGAACGATCCTACTTTGCGTGGTGGCCTGCCTACTGGTGCATCTGCAACTGGTACTGTAACTGGTCTATTGGTACCTGCTGGTTCTACCACTGTGTACGATCAGATTCTTGGTAAGAACGCTAAGAGACCATTCTTGCACGTTCGTTACAGAGCTTCTGAGACTGAAGATCGTAGATACAAGACTTGGATTACTGGTTCTGCCGGTGGTGCACAGACTAGCGATCTCGATGCAATGGAGGTTAACTTCTTGTCTGAGCGTTGTGTATGTACCCTAGGTGCAAACAACTTTGTATTGTTCAGATACGGAGCCTAATTGTAAATAATGGAGGGGCCGATTGGCTCCTCCTTTAATCTTTAAAACCAACAAGACAATGGCAAAGAAAATGATGGGCCCCGGTCCTAAGAAACAAACGTCTAAAGGTCCTTCAGTAGGAAGCGGAAATCCTTTTACAGGAAAAAGCAAGGAAAGAGGATCAGCTTATAGTACAGCTGCTCAAAAAAGAATGGCATCTGAAGCTGAGAAATTTGGTAAGTATGGAGTTCCAACAAAAACTAGAGTGCTTCCTGAGTTGATGAGCGGTAAGGTTACAGTTAAAGCATCTGTAAAGAAGCCAGTTATTAAGAAGAAGAAGTAATAATTAACTGAGGGGGTCGCTGTGACTCCCTCTATTTTAAATTTTAATCAAATTATATCTAATGAAAAAGCAAGCAACAAGTTCTGACAAAGTCTATAAACTTAAGGGAGATTCTGCTCCTTTATCTTTTACTCTACCATCAAGAAATACTAGGAGATATCCTCTACTTTACTTTGATGAAGACAATAATGTAAACAGACCACTAAGATATGCCATCAATCAGAAGTCTCCATTTGAGGATGAGCAGGATGGCAACGCAATCTTAGAGCCAATCGTATTCGAGAATGGCTTCCTATCAGTTCCAAGAAATAACCCAGTTTTACAGCAGTTCCTTCACTATCACCCACTAAATGGTATCTCATTTATGCAGGTTGATTATGAGAGAGATGCAGCTAAGGAAGTAGAACAACTTACATCTGAGGTAGATGCCTTGATTGAAGCACGTCAACTTAGTGTTGATCAGCTTGAGACAATCGCTAGAGTATTATTTAGTAAGGACCCAAATAAGTTCACAACATCTGAGCTTAAGCGTGACATCTTGATTTACGCAAAGAGAGATCCAAAGGGATTTTTGAATATTCTACGTGATCCAATGCTAAAGCTTCAGGCAAATATCCACGTATTCTTTGAGAACAAGCTATTGTCATTCAGAAACAACAACAAGGAGGTATGGTTTAATACACCATCAGTGAAGAAGAAGATGCTTACTGTATCTTATGGAGAGGACCCATACTTTGCTGTGGCTCAGTTCCTAAAGACAGATGATGGCATCGATGCTTTGAAAATGCTAGAAAATAATTTAGATTTGTAACATAGTTTTTTTGGGCTTAAGTTTAAAAATGGGGGTGTAATAACACCCTCTTTTTTTTTGTTTATATTTGTAAAAAGACTAGAATGATCAACTCAGTTCGAAATACCGTATTGGCAATTCTGAACAAGAATAATTACGGATATATCTCACCCTCTGACTTTAACCTGTTTGCCAAGCAGGCTCAGCTAGAAATATTTGAGGAGTACTTCTCTGAGTATAACGATGTTACCAACAAGCAGAATGCTCGTGTTTCAGGTACTGACTATGCGGATATTAGGAAGGCTATAGAGGAAGCGATAGAAATATTTGCTACAACATCTACTCTTACTCAGGTTACTGCGGCTTCAAATAGATATTATCTGCCATCGGTAACAACGACTGGATTTGATTACTTTATGATTAATAAGATTCTTTGCTATGATGCTTCTGGTGCTACTAGATTATTCAAGGGTGAGGCAGAGAAGGTAACTCATGGTAAGATTACTCTGTTGGTCAACTCTAACTTGACTGCTCCAACTGAAAACTTTCCTGCCTATACTCAGGAGGGTAGCATACTTACTGTATACCCATCAACAATTAATCTTCCTAACGAGGTGGATGCCAACTACTTCAGATACCCTAAAGATCCTAAGTGGACATTCACTACACTAACTAATGGTGAGCCAGTATTCAATCAATCTCCTGGTTTAGGATACCAAGACTTTGAGATACCTATAGAGGATGAAATAAAAGTAGTATCAAAAATTCTTCAGTATGCCGGCATGTCTATTCGTGAGATTGAGGCAGTTCAGTTTGGAGGCAATGAAGAACAAAAACAATCACAATAATCATGGCATACATCACTCAAGAAAAGTACTACGAAAATAATGGAGTAGCTCCTGTAGATGCAAACTGGGGATCGTACCAGTATGTTAGCTTACAGGACATTGTCAATAACTTCTTGTTGATGTACTCTGGCAACCACTCATTGATAAATAATGAGGAGCGGTATAAAATTTTGTTTCATGCCAAGAGAGCAATACAAGAACTAAACTATGATGCGTTTAAGCAAATAAAAGTTCTTGAGTTAACTGTTGACGATACACTTAGATATATCCTACCATCAGACTATGTGAACTGGGTTAGGGTAAACCTATACAAGGATGGGTACCTAAGGCCATTGACTGAGAACATCCAAGTTCTTTCTTCATTGGCTTATCTTCAGGACAACACTGGTAAGATATTATTTGATCAACAAGGTAATGCATTGTCCCCTGAGTTTTCTGAGATTGACTTACAGCGATTGGAGGGTATTAAGAAGAGTATCTACTTGAATCCTCAGAGCAGATTCGATGGTCAGGAGGGATGGGATTTAGGAGGAGGAGAATGGTACTTCGAGTATGGCATTGGTGCTAGATATGGCCTTAATAATGAGACTGCTAACTTCAATCCTACATTTAATATAGATGCCAAGAGTGGTGTGATTAACTTCAACTCAGACATGTATGGTCAGTCTGTGATATTAGAGTACGTATCTGATGGCATGGAGAATGGGAATGATGCAAGTATTAGTGTAAATAAATTGTTTGAAAAATTTATTTATGCGTACATTACATATGAAATATTAAACTCTAAGCTTGGTGTACAGGAGTACATTGTGAGCCGTGCAAGAAAAGAGAAGACTGCTCTTCTAAGAAATTCTAAAATAAGATTGAGTAACATTCACCCAGGTAGATTATTGATGAACCTACGTGGCATGGACAAGTGGTTGAAATAATATGGCGAATATCACAAGAAACTTCATAGCTGGGAGAATGAATAAAGTCGTTGATGAACGACTAATTCCTGATGGAGAGTATATCGATGCGCTTAATGTTCGCATGGGATCTACAGAGAACTCTGAGATTGGTGTCATTGAAAATACTAAGGGTAACAGCAAGCTGACTACAATTAAGTATGTTAATGGTACGCCACTTAGCTCCTCAGCTAGATGCATAGGCACTATAGCGGACAACACGAACGAGACTATCTATTGGTTTATTCATGACTCAAACTTCCCAGTAGGTGCTACAGGAAAGCTTGATATGATTGTGTCATTCAATGTGTACAACAACATATTGACATACCACTTGATTAGTATCAACAATGGTGGAGGAACTAACACCACGCTAAACTTTAACCCAGGGTATCTTATCACAGGGATAAATATTATTGATGATTTAATATTTTTTACGGATGATTACAATCCACCAAGGTTCATAAACAGATTAAAGAACTATGCTGATCCTGTGGGTAACATAGACCAGTTTAGTGCTGAGTCTATTCTTGTTATTAAGAAGCCACCGGTAGAATCTCCTGGTGTTACATTAATCAACACAGGGAATCAAAATGACTTCCTAGAGAATAGATTCATTTGCTTTGCGTATCGATACCTATATGAGGATGGAGAGTACTCAGCTACATCTCAGTGGTCTGCTCCTGCGTTTCAGCCTAAGCCTTTTGACTTTAGCATTAACAGTTACCTAAATGAGGGGATGCAGAATCAGTTTAATGCAGCCAGAGTAACATATAATACAGGCGGTCCGCTTGTAGTTGGCATTGACTTGCTATTTAAGGATACCACTAGTAATGTCATTAAGGTTATTGAGAAGCTTAATAAGGCTGACCTTGGGTTTACAAATAATACTGTACGTACATACACGTTTACTAATAGTAAGATATTTACTGTCCTTCCTGAAAGTGAACTGCTAAGGCTGTATGACAACGTACCATTGCTTGCTAAGGCACAGACCATTATGGGTAACAGACTCATGTATGGTAACTATGTTGAGGGATATGACATGGTTGACATCAATGGCAATCCTATTAATCTTCAGTACTCTGTTGATTTGATATCAGAGGAGATTGGCACTACTGATATAGTGGACACGCTTGGCTCAGGTACCTATAATTTTGGCTCTCCTCAAACGATCCCAGGAGCGGTGGCATACTTAGACCTTTCACCATTTGAACTCGTTACAGGGGCCTCTATTTCAGTCGATATTTCATTTGAGCATCAAGGGTTTGCTGGAGATACTCCGTTCCCTACTGATACAACAGATAGTACGTCTCTTAACTTTTCATTTGTATTGCCTAGATCGTATGCTTCGGTGTATGAGTTGGCAACGAGTGTTGAGTTTCAAGATGCAATAGGAACAGTATCAAACATAGAGACTATAGCTAACTCTTGTAATGGCACTACGTTTACGGATCAGTTTAATTGCTCACTGCTACAGAACTTAGATGCGTTAATTAAATACCAAAGTGGTATTAGTGCTGCTGGTCAGGGGATTGGGATTATAACATCACCAGCTAGTCAATTAATTGGTCTTCAGTTGCTTACGATGCGGTATGTAAATAATACTACTACACCTACATTTAGCGTGTATGAGTACTATGAGTACAATGCTGTTAATGCCTTCTATCAGAAGATAAATTCTCCACAGAGTTTGCATAGCAATAGAGGATATGAGATTGGCATTGTTTACATGGATGATTTTAACAGATCAACCACTGCTTTAGTTAGTCCAAACAATACGATTCATGTACCATGCTCTGCATCTGATACTAAGAACTCTATTCAAGTTACTATACCAAACACACAGAAGGCACCTTATTGGGCAACACGATACAAGTTTGTAATTAAGCCTGATCAGGAGAACTACGATACAATATACAGCAGCATATTCTTCAATGATCCACTGACTAATAACGTGTTCTTCTTACTTGAGGGTGAGAATGCTAGGAAGGTTGAGCAGGGAGATAGATTGATTGTGAAGGCTGATACTAATGGCCCTACACAGAATTGTGTGTACACTACTGTGCTTGAGAAAGAATCTCAGGTAGAAGGATTCATTGAGATACCAAGTGATTTAGATCCAAACGTAAACATCCCTGTACCAGCTGGTGTATACATAAAGATTCTTCCAAACAATTTCTCTGTAGTAAATAGTCAGGACGATATTATTGCTCCAGGTACTATTCAAGTAGATGAGAATAATGGTGGGGATTATCCAATCCTAATTTATCCAATGAACTCTAAGAGGGTTGCTGGATATGATTCTCCTGCTAATCCTACATGGGTATATGAGGACTATACTGTACCTGCTGGTAGTAGAATAAAGATAAACCTTAAGTTCCAAAGACTTGGTGTTGGTAAGGGTAATGGTGATTGCGAGACAAGAATCTATACCCTAGAGAAAACCATGATTGCATCAGCGGACTATGACAACATGTTCGACTGGTTCAATGGAGACAATGTTCAAGTAGTTCTCAATGAGGGTGTTCAAGATGTGGGTGGAGATGGATGCGAGATTGAGAATGAATACATAGGTGATCCCAGTTTATTAGGGGTGTATAATTATAGTACAGGCTCAGCAACAGCAGCTATTACTAGTCCTGAAACATGTACCAATAAGTATAGATTCGCTAGGAATACAGTAACTAATGAGCTGTCACTAGTTATATCTGGTACTGTTCGTTGCCCAGGTACTCTTGCAAGAGAGAGGAGAAGATCTACTATTATTGCTACCTTTGAAGTCTTCAGAGCTGACAGCATAATTATATTTGAGACTGAGCCATCTGAGGCTTTGCCTGATGTATTCTTTGAGAATAACTTGTCTCTTCCAATTGTAAATGGATACCACGTAGGTAATGTCCAGACTCAGACGAATTCACTGCCAGCAATCATTGATACTCAGTTCTTTAACTGCTATGCATTTGGTAACGGAGCGGAGAGTTATAAGATTCTTGACTCAATTATTGGTAGGACACTTACCTTTGGTAACAGAGTAACTGCTGTGGCTGCTCAGGACTACAGAAGAATCAGAAGATTTGCAGATATGACCTATAGTGGTGTCTATAACTTTGAATCTAATGTAAATAAGCTGAACGAGTTTAATCTTGGTCTTCTTAACTTTAAGTACCTTGAGGTAGCATTTGGTCCTATCTTCATACTAGATGGTCGTGAGACAGACGTGCTTGTGCTACAGGAGGATAAGATATCCTACGTACTTGCTAGTAAGAATTTGATTTCTGACTCAGCAGGTGGTGGAGCTATCTCATCAGTACCTGAGATACTTGGTACTCAGATTGCTAGAACAGAAGAGTTTGGTATTAGCTTTCATCCAGAGAGTTATGTGCAGTGGGGATACGATAGATTCTTTACAGATGTAAAGCGTGGTGCTGTACTTCAGTTGAGAGGAAATGACCTTGCTGTAATATCTGAGATGGGTATGAGAACTTGGTTCAGAGATGAGTTCATTGAGTCATTCAATACTCAGAAACTAGGTGGATTTGATCCGTATCTAAATGAATACGTTTTAAGTACTAACTCTCAGGAGTTACCTAGACCACTCGATTGTTTGGCATGTGGAATTGCTCAGACATTTACTATACCAACTGGTAATACATTAACTTATTGCGTTGACTTAAATCAGCCTGTTGGCACTGTTAATATACCATATACTGTACCTGCTGGATCATTATCTAACTTTACTATATCGGTAACTTACGATGGTTCAACTCAGACTTCTGGTCTTGTAAATGTGTCAGGATCATTGCAGTTTAATAAGAATAAGAATAATGTTAATGAAGCTACCGTTACAATAACAGCAGCAGGGCCTCTTGAGATTACTGTAACACCTGGTTGTCCTGTAGAACAGACACTTACTATAGTGAATGTAACATTGACTAGTGTTGTTGATGCAGGCAAGTTCATACATAATCAGTACAGATATACTGCTGGAACTTTTGTATCACCATTGCAGTCAACTCTTGTTACATTTGCTACAGATGATTCAAGTCCTGTGGTGTCTCAATACGATACACTAAATGGTCCAGAGGGTAGTTCTGGTATACCAACCGGAGGATCTAGCTTACAGATTATATCGAATAAGATAAACTTTGATACATTTGATTTTGTACTAGGTCAAGATAAGTTTAGATATTTGCGTAGTAATACATTATATCCAAATACTTCTGTAGGAATTTCAAACTTATTAGCAGCATCTACATTAGTATCACCAATAACAGGAGCAGCTGGATTATATTCAGGATCATTTGTTGTACCTAGCAGTGGTCAGTACCTTTACTTGATTTGGGATTATAGAAACTCATTACCTCTAAATCTTTGCTACTCTAATTCAACTACTCTTGATGCATGCTGCGGCTGCGCATAAATAATTTAATATGGCAACATCATCGACATACTATTTAGACGCCCCATCACTTAGCAGTGCTACGGTGGTATATTCAAATGCTGCTCTAACTGTAGTTGCTGCAAATGGGTTTTACTCTGATGGATCTATTGTTAGACAGCAAGTATCAGGGGCATTGTTGCCTCAGGTTACTTGTCCAGCATGTTCCGTTCCATGTGGTAGTACAATAAGTGCCAATGGTACACAGGGTGTGTATTATTTAAATACAAATCTTGGTAGTGCTACTGGAGCGGTAATTATTAGGTTTAATCCTGCATCTGTTCCAGATGGAATTAAGGCTGTTTATAATAGTATTGTTTATAATGGACTATCATCCCCATCATTTGGCTGGCTTCAGGGTAGTGCAGGACTTTCTACTTACATTGGAGCTACTGGATCTGATTGTGGTATAGTTGCTGGGTCTCCTTATACACTTAATCAGTTTCAATATAATGGTACAACATTTGATGCTTTAGGAACTACGACTAGCGTGTCTGTAATTTCAGGGCAAATGAAGTTGACTGCCACAGCACCTGGTAATTGTGTTATGGTAATACCAAAGACCGCGGCATCTCCATCTGTTTTAAATCTTACATTTATTGGGCCATGTACTGGAACAATATTTAGTGTTTCAATATCTTGTCCAGCAGCTCTACCATCATTCGCTTCTAGTACAGTAAATGCAGGGAGTGCTACAGCATGTGCTGATACTATTGACCAAACGTATTATGTGGCCTATGTCAATGGAGGGGCTGGTGTACTTGGGTTATATGACCTAGTATTCAGTGATGCTAATGGCCAATCTAAGCTTAGTGCAGGGTACTATAAGACCACAGCTGCTGGAGCAAACAATTGGTTTCAAGTAGATGCCAATGGTGTCATTATTGCATTTGGTAATTGTTCATCTAATACATTCACGGTATACTTTGACGTGACTACAAATCCTAATACTTACGGATGGGGTAGCTCTGTAGCTGCTTGTGCCGGGACTGGTACACCTTTAACAGTGTACATTACTGGAACAGAACCATCACTATATGATGTGTTTCTTGCAGGTAAAGTTCTATACACAAACGTAGGGCTTACTACACCATTGAATGGCAACAATACACACTATAAGACTGTATCAGCTCCTGCTTCAGGAGAGACATTATTAATCGATGGAGTTGGAGTAATTTCAACTTGGGGAGGACCTTGTTAAACTATGGCAAACTATACACTATCATATAGCGAATCGGCACAGGGGTGGCCATCATTCTACTCCTTCATTCCTGATTACATGATCGGGATGAACAACTACTTCTATACATTCAAGGGAGGTAACTTATTTCGTCACAACGTAAATGAAACCAGGAACAACTTCTATGGTACTCAGTACACGTCTAGACTTCAAAGCGTATTCAACGTGTCTCCTCTTGAAAATAAGATATTCAAGACTCTTAATTTAGAGGGCAATCAAAGCTGGGCAACACTAATGGAGACAGACATTCAGACTTCAGGATTTATTGAGGCTGCTTGGTACGAGAAGAAGGAGGCATCATGGTTTGCATTTGTACGGAACGCAGGTACGGTACCAGCCCAGCCATCTGAGTATGCACTTAGATCAGTGAATGGGATTGGATTAAGTCAGAACGTAACAGGCCCTGCTGCAACATTGAATGTATCCTTTCCTATAGCTCCTGACTTGACTGAGATTGGTAGCATTGTAAGTGTAGGGGACTATCTATACTACAGCCTTCCTGCTAGCTATAGCACTCCAGTGTTGTGCGGTCAGATTACTAGCATTGTGGTGGACTATCCTACTAACAATAACAGGATAGTTGTGAATGCTTCAATTGCTGGGGGTGGTATCCCTCCAATAACTAACCCGTTCTTTATGTATATTAAGGGGTCCGTAGCGGAGTCTCATGGTGTACTAGGACATTATTGTATATTTACACTAGAGAATAACAGCACTACTAAGGTTGAGCTATTTGCAGTTGAGTCTGAAGTATTGAAAAGTTATCCTTAAATTTGCATTCATGGGAATCTTAGTAAGGCAACTAAATGCAAATGACTACGATGACATCTTGGTAAAGTGGTGGCAAGGATGGGGCTGGAATGCCCCTAGCAGGGACTTCTTACCTGATGATGGAACTGGTGGTCTAATTGTATTCGATGGTGATGAGCCAGTATGTGCTGGGTTTATTTACACCATGAATGCAAAGGTTGCTTGGGTTGAGTGGATAGTATCCAACAAGGAGTACAGAAAGAAGCCAACAAGAAAAGAGGCATTAAATCTTCTTATCTTTACATTAACTAAAATTTGTGAGAATAAGGGGGCTAAGTATATTTTCTCAAACAATAATAATAAATATTTGATTGATCTCTTTGTGGGCTTTGGATTCCTAAAGGGATCTACTAATTCTACAGAACTAATAAAGGTATTATAATATGGCAATCGGAACCGCAGGAATAGTAGCAATATCTACATCAATAGCAAGCGCAGGTGCTTCAGGTGCTCAAGCAGCAATTGCTTCAGAATCTGCTAAAAGAGCAAAAAAAGATTCAGAGGACGCATTTAAAAGAGCTATGAATGAGTTAACTGCAAATAAGTTTGCAGGACTTAGTATTCCAAAAGAAGCATATGAGCGTGAGCGTGAGGCTATGTTATCCGCAGGAGCACAGGCGATTAGTCAGGCTGCTGAAGGAGAAGGGCGTGGTGTAGCTGCTGCTGCTGGTCGTGTTCAGATGGCTCAGCAAGAAGGTCAAAGACAAATAGCTGGTGCTATGGGTGAAGATCTTATGAAGCTTGAGGGTCTTACTGCACAGGAGGAGGCAAGACTTTCTGGAGCTAGAGCAAACCTTGAGTTGGCTCAGGCAGAAGGGGCACAGACTGCTGCTGCTCAGTTTGGTGCTCAGAGTGATGCTGCTTTAACTGGAGCGTTCTCATCACTAGCAAGTGCAGGACAGCAGTATCTACAATCATCTGAGTTATATAAGAAGAATGAGGGTCAGAGAGAGCTTGATAGATTGAATAAGGATTACGATAAAGCTGTTAAAGAAGGAAATGTTTCTTCTACATTTAAAGATGCTAGTGGTAATACATTATCTTTTGAAGAGGCAACTAAGAAACTTGCACTTTATGATAAGACGTTTGCACCTTTAGAAAATATGACTCCTCTTCAGAGACAAGACTTCCTTATCAAAAATCCTCAGTACATAAAAGATTTAAGTGAAAACTTCTTTACTCAGGACTATGTTGGAGCTGCTCCCAGAATAGGATTACCGCAGACACAATCTCCATTAGTTAAACCAATCGTAACCACTAGATAAAGTATGGCAAGCTACTACAAATTTGCTGAGAGGCAGGCTGACAGCTTTGTAAACTGGGCAGAGATTGGTAAGGGTATTACCGACATGATCCAAACGGAGGTTTCAATCCGTGAGCAGAAGAAGGCAGCTATAGACCAGGCTACTAGAGAGAATCTAAAGAAGGTAGCAGAGGCACCTGTTGGGTCTCATGAGGGATTGAATACATGGACCCTGAATTATGCAGATAGTGCAAGAGAGGCCATCCTATTACAAGATAGATTACTTAAGTCTGGTGGTCTAAAACTAAAGGACTACACTGTCATGAGACAGAACTTAAACGATGGCACTGATGAATTGTTTGGTGTCATTAAGAACTTTCAGAATACATTTAAGGAGAAGAGAGATAGACTAATCAGTAATGATCCAAATAATAAGTCTCAACAACTTGAGATGGATTTGATGGCATACACTGAGAAGTTTGCTGACTTCTCTAAGTCTGCTGCTATTATTGACCCAAGAAATTTTACAGTTAATGTTGGTCTTATGGAGCCTGACCCTAATAACCAGGGGGTAATGAAGGTAGGAAAGCAGATTGCTACATCTAGTTTTCTTAGGAACATCCAGAATACCAAGGTAGACTACTTTGATTCTGAGGCTGCTGCTGATCAGGCATCTAAAAACTTTGCTCCATTTGTTAGAGCCACTATTGAAAGAATTAGTGGTCTGGAGGGGAAGGTTGTAACAATAGATGATGTTAGGAAAAATCCTGAGTATCAGAAGTATCTTAATCAGTCTTTAAAAAGTTTCTTTTCTAATCCTTTTAATGTCACATCTATTCTTACTGAGGATCTTGTTGAGGATGAGAATGGGAATCCTTATGTGTCAAGCATATCGGGTAAGCAGGGTAACGTAATTAAATATGTGTTTGATCCTGAGACTAACTTCTACAAGCCACAGCTTACAGATCAGCAAATGGCTGCTGCTACTGATAGGATGAAGACTCTTATTGAGATGAGACTTGGTTCAAGCATTAAGGACAACCCATATAATAGACCAACTCCTAAAGAAGTTAAGTCTGAAGCACCATCTAGTGGTGGTAACTATGCAGAAAGCGTTAATAAGTTTAAGACTAAATTAAAAGCAGTTCCACCAAAAAGAGATAAGTATGTATTTACTGGCACTGAAGACATAACAGTTGAAAATCTTGAAAATCTTTTCAGTTCTGATCCAGCATTAATAGGTAAGTTTAAAGTATCTTCAGTAGATAATGTGGTAACAGTTACTGATAATGATGATGTTTTAATTGGTTCTTACGATTTGTCGAAAACAGATGCACGAAATAAAGGAACTGATTTTTTTAAGCAAAGAGAAACATATCTAGATGACTTAATTAATAAAGTTACAAATTACTCAATCTCTAAGGACCCAACAATTATTGGTGTATCTTTGATGACAGGACAAGAATCAGGAGGAGGAGGAACATCTAGATAATAAGAAAAAATGGAAGAACAATTACTAAAAGATTACGTAGCAACATACCTAAATCCTAAGTATAATGGTGATTGGGATTTAGTTAACTCAAAGTTTCCTGAATTATCTGGAGTTGATAAGCAGACTTTAAAAGATTATGTTGCCACATATACTAATCCTAAGTATAATGGGGATTGGAATGTGGTGAATTCAAAGTTCCCTGAGCTATTCCCAGCAGGAGAACCTTCTGCTGAGCCAGTAAAAAAAAAAGGTACGGCATCACCATTTGTGGATGGTGGTTCGGAGCTTACAAAGTTTGACCCAACTACTGGAAAAGTTGTACAAGAGACTCCTGATTTTGCCACAGCTAAGCCTGAGGTAAAGGTACCTGAGCAGAAGCTACCTGCACGTACTGAGTTCCAATACCAGCCAGGTAAGCCTTTGCCTGAGCAAATACCATCCGTTCAACCTACTCAGCCTGAAAAGAAAGGCGCAAAGAGTTATCTTGAAAACATAGCTATTAACCTGGGTCTTGGTGCATCATATGCTAATGAGGCAGTGGCATCAATACCTGAGAGTGTAATAAATATTTTAGCTATCCCACAAAACTACATTGCTGAAAAGACAGGACTACCTATTGGTGTTACAGCTGAGGGTATAAAGGAATCATGGGGTATTACTAACCCACTCCTAGACTACGTTAAGGAAGACCAAAAGATACTTAGTGGTGAAGTATCTAAGTTCATGGCCGAAAGGTATGAGGACCCTAGTATTGTAGGAAATTTTGAGAAGGGGAATTATCAAGATGGCTTTGAACTTTTAGGATCAGCTATCACTCAATCATTGCCAATAAGCGTTGGCCTAATGATTGGCGGTGCATACACTGCACCTTCTAGACTAGCTACTGTAGCTACTCTTGGTTTCACTGAGGATCAGAGAGAAGAGTTGGCCGATATGGACCCAACAATGTCTGAAGCAGAAAAGACTCTTAAGGCAGCTGGAATGGCTGGTATGGAGTCTGTATTTTCATCTATAGGTACTGGTACACTAGGTAAGGTTTATAAAGATATTGCTAAGAGAGAAGGGACTGATGCTGCTAAAGATATATTTACAAATGGACTTATAACTGCTTATGAAACAGCATTAAAAAAAGGAGGATTACCTGTAGCTGTTGCAGGAAATAGTCTTGAAGAAGGTGCTGTAAGAGTTAGTCAAAATGTAATATCAGGACGGCCAATCATGGATGGAGTTGCTGATGCTTTTATTACAGGTGGAGGAAGTGGTGTTGTTTTTGGGGCACCAATATCTGCTGTTAATGCTAAGAGATATATTGAAAATAAGATTACTTCTTACGACACCAAGAGTAAGGTTACAGAAATACTTAAGGATAAGGCAGACAACATGGCTCAGGTATATAATGTACCTGTTTCATCTGAGATAAATGTTCCTCAGTTGGAGATTGCTAATCTTCCAAACTCAAGAAACTTATTAATAAATAATTTAAAGAAGAGTGTATCTGATGGACAGATAACTGAAGAGGATGCCAAGCAATCTTTGTTTGTATTCGATAAAGTACAGCAGGTATCTAATGCTGTTAAAGACTTAGACGTAAGCATAGATGATAAGGCTAAGGTAGCTAGTCTACTTAGACAGCGTGATGATCTTAGAACTAAGATTCAGAATAAGGATGATGTATTAGTAGTTCAAGAGAAGCGACAGATTGAGGAGATTAATAACCAGATTCAGTCAATTATATCTAAGCCAAAATCTACCTACAAGGTTGATGGAAAGGATGTATCTGTAGATGCTATCGATGAGTTAATAAAAACTAAGAGCAAGGAAGAACTTCTTGCTATGAACATTGAAATAAATAATGATCAAACAGGATTAACAGAAAGACTTCAATCCGTATTAGAAACTAAACCAGTCGAACAAGATGCCATTCAAGAGCAAGCAGCAGGTCAAGTACCTGTACAGCCAAGAGCCACAGTTAGCCAAGAAGTGGCGCAAGGAGAACCCAAAGCAGAACCTCAAGGCGTTGCCCAAGAAGGTCAAGAAGAAGTAATACCACAGGAGGAAATAGATTTAGAGACTCAGTTAGCTGAAGACTTAAAAACTATTAAGGGTACAACTCAGCCAAGGCTAAGGGTAGAGGGTATTGATATACCAGCAGAGGAGGATATTAACCTTGAAACAATAGAGTCTAATCTTGATAGGCTACCTGTTTACGAGGCTAAATTTACAACGCCTACTGTATCACAGGACATTCAGGTAAACCCACTAGAAGAAAGTAAATCATCTACTAAGCAGGGCATAGCTGAGTCAAGAACGATAGAATCATTTGATGGTATACCAATGATCGTTGGTATGTCAGATATATTGTCAGCAGGCACAGTTACTGATGCCTTAGGTAATCCTATGGAGACTGAAGGTGGATTGCTATATAATGTTCTTGGTAAGAATAAGAATGCTGCTTGGGCTGGTGTAACTGAGAACGGAGCAACGACACAATATCAAGAGGCTTTAGACACTTATAATAACAATAAAGATTTATTTGAAAAGTTATGGGCAGAAGGTAAGCTTCCAAATGGTCATGTTCCTATGGCT